CCGAGCTGTTGTAACCAAATAGCTTTAGTTGCTAATGGAGAAAAAGAATGAGACCGACCTCTCAAGAAATAACCACCAAGCTGGCCCATCTTCTTGACGACAGTCAGGACTTGCTTGACCAACTTGCACAAAACAAGTTCGAGCAAGATAAGCTCAACACTCAGTTGACTTATATCTCGTCTCCGGTAAGTGTAAGCAGCCTGAAATTGGAATTCCCTTCCGAGGAACAGGCCAAAGCATTTGACGAGTCTCTCGATGAAAACGGTGAAGACATGTTCTCTGCCGAAGTTCATGGGAGTGCAGTCCTTATGGCATTCACATCCCCAGCTCGGGTGTATGTGTTGACCGAATCTCTGATTGAATCCGCCAAGAATTATGGTGGGTTTATCCCAACTGTACTGACTGAGTTCGATTCCAAAGTATTGGGACAACTCAACAACCAAGTGAGAGTCTACGTTTATGGCGACGCATCAGACAGCGAAAGCGAGCAGCAACAGCCGCCCCTCTAATGGAGGGGATTGGAACCTTGTTGAGCCGCTAACTGCAAGGCAGGTTTACCTTAACAATAGCAAGAAAACTGTTACGGTAAAACGTGCAAGTGTAGCATACCTTCCTGTAATGGGTTGAGGTATGAAAAGCAACGCAGTTGTTAAGAAGCTCATGGAACGCCATGAGTACGATGCTGACCAAGTCATGGAGTGGTGCTGTGTTCTCATTGAAGAGTATGGTGCCAAATCAGGCGGGGCAGTAATTATTTTAGAACAATTGGATATAGACCCAACAGCTGAAAATGTAGATGCACTCAGTCGCATTGCAGTAGAAGCTTTTGGCATCTATCCATGGTTCGGGGAGAAAAAGAAATAATGAACGAACACAATAAGAAGTTGCTGGATATGGGTATGCTGGTACTCGCTGATTTGCGAGCCTACCTGTTCGACTGCCGTATTACTGGTGGCTTTCCTCGGGATGTAGCTTCCCACAATATAGCGAAGGACTTGGACATTTGCGTGTTCAATTTCCATCCGAATGACATTGCCGAAAGCAAGTTCTACGAGCAACTGGTGTTGCAACTGACGGACAGCTTCGACAGTGTGGAAGTGTTTGACCAATACCCTAATGATGAAGATGAACAATCGGCAGACGAGTTCAATAACAACGTTGGGCACATTCCGGCATTCCGCCAAGTCCACAGTGTAATCAAGATTGTGCACGAAGGTCAGAACGTGGATATCATCTTTATTGATGACTGCCATCCGAACCCTCATGGTACGTATGCCCGCTTCAACGAAGGTGCACGTATGGACAGCATCGAAAAGGTTGTAAGCCTGTTCGACTGCAACGTGAACATGTTTGTGTGGGATGAAGAACAAAACTCTCCCCGCTACATTGGCCCGAACCTTCGCCAGTTCGTAGTGATGCACTCCAATCTGGGCCCTGAACGCCTAGCAAAGAATTATCGTAACTGGATTGGTTTCAGTAACGATATGAATGATGCCGTATTCCAATCCTATTACTATATCTAGGAGTTATATAATGTCCAATTTCAAAACCGTTACCGTCCGTCACCGTTCCCAACTGAACGAAGAGACCGGCCTCGTTAAACTGGTAGCAGCTACTGCCGTAGTTCGTCCTATCGTTGCCACCTATGCGGATGGCCGAGTGCAGGACATGTGCGGCGATGTGTGGCTCGTCAAAGAAATTGACGGCAAGCTGCAAACTATTGGTGAAGGCAATCGTAATGCCTAACCTGATTGTTCGCATTCTAGCAGTGTTGGCGGTGATTGCATTATGCATCATCCCGTTCCTGTTAGACCAAGGCAGTTTGCTTTGGGATGTGGATGGCTGGCAAACCAATCTCTACTTTGTAGTGATGGGTGTGCTGCTCATTATTGCATCCGTAAAACCCAAGACAAAGAAGCCTTCATAAGCTTTAGTTGTTGATGGAAGGAAAAGAAAGGGCCTTGGAAACAGGGCCTTATTCAGACATATAAAGAGACGTACCGAAGAGATAGTAGGTTGCAGCCTATAAGAATCGCGTACCTCCCTGCAAGGTTGTACAGATAACTCCTATTGCCCCTGCAAAAGAGCAGGTAGGTAGTAATGGGCTAGAAGTACGTCCCTTTATATGCCTGAAAAGGTTAAGAGCACTGCCCAGATAGTTGGGTGGGCGACACCTGCCGGTAGCTTCATCCGAGAATCTGGAGGGCTAAAGTGGTGCGACAATCGGGGAGAGGCCCGACCAAATTAATACAGGAGATAATTATGTATGCAGCATTATTATCTCTTGGATGTGAATTCACCCTAACACTCCTCGATAGGAGGGATAGGTCTTCACTGTTTAAAATAGAAGACTGGGGAGTCGCAGAAGAATTCGACAACGAACCAATCCCTGATAGGATACCTTTGAATGAAGGCAGTCCGAGCGGTTCAAAGTCCGTGTTCAAACCGGCCGAATTCTATAATCCAAGAGACGAACTGTAGCGGGGCCTATATTTATCTATAGAACCTGATGAAACCTGGAACTAATTAGCATACGAGGGGACGAGAAATGTTTGTAACAATTCTTGAGCGCCTCGGACTTTTGGTGCTTGTTTTCCTTAGCAGCATATATTTGCTGATTAAGTACGAGGACAAGTGTATGTTCAATCCGTCTGAATGGCGGGATGCGCGAGAAGTAAAGACTTGGCAATATGGGTACGGCCCTGCCTTCTTTGCTTTACCAAGAGACGAGGTTCGGATGTAGCCGTTAAGAGCGGCCACGGTAAGTTCTCCTACAAGTACCCTCTAGTCGTGGGGTCGAGGACGATACCTATGAAACTGACTTAATGGTGTAAGACGCACTCTATAGTTCTTCGCTCGGTTTGAAGAACTATGGAATTACGTTTTGAATCTAGTATGTTGTGGTTAACCAATCTAGCGCAAAGATTGTCAGGTTCGACTCCTGAATACGTGATGCTGCCGAAAGGTGGCGGTGCTGGTCTAGTCGAGTGGGAAGACGCCTGTCGTGCAGATGGGAAGCGCAGGTTCGAGCCCTGCTACCAGCCCCTTATTTTGCGGAAGTAGCATAACGGTAATGCAGCCCTAATTGTTGGGCCAATGTGGGTTCGACTCCCATCTTCTGCCCCCTATTTAACCTGCGAGCATGGCAACACCTTACACCTTCAAGTGTCGGGAACTGGCGTAATGCAGCCCACTGGCTTATTTGCAGGGTTCGAGTCCCTGTCAGGTTATCTTATTGTTGAAGGAGTATGTCATGCAAAAAGTTGATGAAATAGAAGAGGCATACACCGGAGAGGAAGTAAAAGTTAACTCCTTATGCTTTCTCCCAAAGAGAAATATAGTAGTAACTGTAACTGAAATATATGGAAATATATATGCCTTTGATGTTCATAATGGTGGCTGGCCTGGTAAGTATAATGCACAGACCAAGAGGGCATGTGTAGATGGTCAAGAAAATCCACCAGAAGATTCTTATCCTTCATTGAGTGGAGAGATAATGAGGATATATATTGACCCTTGGGTGGATGCCGGAGAAATGATGGTTGTTGACCAAAGTATGTTGTCAGATGATTGTCTGAAACAATGGTACTTGGAAAGGCACTATAAATACAATCACTCTGGAAAGATTGAGGAAATTGAGGAAATATATCGTGATTGCTTCTAACCAAAGGCCAATCACTTTCCTCTACACCAACTGGAAAGGGGAAACATCCCAAAGGCACGTAATTCCAAAATTTATAGAGTTCATTTCTACAGAGTGGCATACTGAGCCACAGTGGATAATGACTGCGTTTGACTTGGATAAGAAACAAGACCGTGGATTTGCCATGAAAGACATGAAGCAATTCGACTGGTCTAAGTTACATGTCCGAGTTATTCCGTATAAATAGTCTTAAGCACCAATGACCGAGAAGGTGTAAAACCTCGGCAAGACTCGCCAGCTTTGAGGACAAGACGATTTATCAGAATCGCCTTAATATACCTGAGTTGTGCAACCATAGGGAACCTTGTCCTATGCGGGAGGAGTTATTGCCCAGTCAGTAAGTATTGCTGCCAGTATTGATAAGGGTACGAGCGTGGGACATACGCAAGGCGTAGACTTCTTAGTGAGAAGGGCATTATCTGATAATATTGCAACAAGACCCTACCCTGCGAAAGCGGGGTATTCTTTCTGAGTCTTCTGTAAGACCAGCTGAATTGTTTTAGCCAGACTATAGCTGAGAAGGCCCAGAAAGAATATCTGTGTAGGTATTCCATTCCAATTAACCAATTTCCTAGGAGGAAATAATATGTCTAAGTTCCAAATCGCCGCTGTCCAGATGTTCGCCACCGAAGACGGTAAGCAGTTCCCGAGTGCCGAAGAGGCTCAAGCTCACCAGTTCATGCTGGAAAACATGGCTGAGTTCTCTGCCATCGCTGACAGCCACTGCAACGCCAACAAGCTGGCCGACCGTGCTCGTTCCCTGCGCTTCAATGCCGTTGTCGAATTCCTCGGCTGGCAGAAGTCTTGGGACGGTGTTGCTGTAGAGCGTACCGTGTTCGACTCCGAGCCGACCCCGCGCAAGAAAAAGAGTGAAGGCGATGCCGACACTCCCGCTGACCATGTTGTTGAACAGGAAGCTGCTGACGACGTGTTCGGCGCTGAGTAAGTCTTAACAGACTAGAGAAGAGAGGGGCCTTTGCCTCTCTCCTTTCTCAAGCAACAATGTTTAAGAAAGGGGAGATTTATGCTTGCTATTACTCCAGACCCTACTGGTCATTTCACCAGAAAAGGTCACGATTTACATACCGTCAAGCTGGCTGCTGGATATGTTCCGGCATTCTTAAAAGATGGCAGGGGGCTTTTAGATTGCCTTCATGGGCATTTCACATTTAAGCGGGCAAGTGCTGTCCACTATGGTGACTTGACTAAAATGCTGATTGTAGGTAGTCGGATGTTTTGCCCACTTGTGGAAGCTGTTGCTGAAAAAGAGCGGCTGGTCATATTTGGTGACTACTGTGTGCATATTGACATGTTTAAGTCAAAGCCTGTTACCTATATCATCCAACCTACGGAGGCAACCATGAAGTTGCAACTCAAGGTATGATGAATGCAGCATTCCTGTCCCAACAGAAGAAAGTTATAGAGAGGGATATCCAGCACTATCTGGAGAACGTCCTTCCTAGCTTGGTCTCTCCTCCAGACAATGAAGTATGTGAGTATATTGATGAAATATATCCACCAGTAGTTGTCGCGGGGTACACGTACAAGGTAAGTGCAATCCTAAAGAATGTTGATGAAACTGTCTTTAAGTCCATGCAGGACAATTATGAAGAAGATATCACCAACAGGATTAAGGAAGCTGCCTGTGAAGTAATTGATAATGAGAATGGAGAGGTCATAGACGACTACTGTCCTCATCATCTGCGGAATCTTCTGCAACAATATGTAGGCGTATGCAGTAACCTGTATCGCTGCGACAACTAAAGGAGTTGTAATGACTGCGTTTATGAATAACCTTATCTTCCTCCTGATGTTGATTTGGCTGTTACTCAGCTATCTCTATCATGTCGATGAAGAGTTTGCCAAATGGGTGCGTAAGTGTATCCGTTTGTGGAAGCATCGGATGTTTGCAGCCTTGCTTTGTACGCAATCAATTTTCGTACAGGCCAAGCCTGTGGCGTAAGGAGGTTTCCTCCACGTCCTCAGCATGACGTTAAAAGGCCCCTATTTCTATAAGGAGGCTATGTGGCTGGAAGTTGTATCAAAAAACTTTATCACATGCATCCCGCTTGTACGAGCCAAAATAAGTCTCTGCAAGTATTTCTGAATGAAGACGCAAGTTATAGTGGTTACTGTTTTTCCTGTAAGAAAGTTGTTCCCAATCCTTTGGGGGAAATTTCCGAGGAAGATGCGGAAGCCATTAAGAACATAAAGCCGAAGACTCCTGAGGAAATAGCTCAAGAGATTCAGGAAATACGGGATTGCGGTAAAGTAGATTTTACCCATCGTGGTATGAATGCTGATGTGTGGAACCATTATGGAGTACGTCTTGGCTACAGTGAGCACGATGGAAAGACTCCTGCATACATCTGCTTTCCAAGAACAAAAGACCGGAAACTGGTTTCGTTCAAAGTTAAATGCCTAGATAAGAAGGTAATGTGGAACGTTGGTGACAACACGAACATCGACCTTTATGGCTGGGAACGTGCAAAACAAGCTGGTGGCAAAACCCTCTATATCACAGAAGGTGAAGAAGACTGCCAAGCACTCCGAACTATGCTCAAAGCCTTGAATAAAGGCACCAACTATGAGTCAATCGATTACGCGGTAGTGAGTCTCAATAATGGGGCATCTGCTGCTATCCGTGAAATTGCTCAACAGTTGGAAGACATAACCTCAATCTGGAAAGAGCACGTACTGGTGTTTGACAATGACCGTCAAGGACAGGAAGCTGCCAGAGAAGTTATTTCTAAATTACTGCCAGATGCATATATTGCAAAGCTGCCGTGTAAAGATGCTAATGCCTGCTTAGTTGAAGGCAGAGCAAAAGCTGTACGTGAAGCTGTGGTGTATAACATCAAGAAAGAATTACCAACCACCCTGAGAACTATGGCGAGTATGCTGCAAGAAGCATTGGCCCCTGTTCAATATGGTGCAAGCACTCCTTGGAAAGACGTTGATGGCTATACATATGGCCAACGTAAGAAAGAGGTAGTTGCTTTTGGTGGTGGTACTGGTACTGGTAAAACCACTCTTGCTCACGAGCTGATGGCACATAACTCAGAAGAGCATAACTGGAAATCTTTGGCGATAATGCTGGAAGAGCCCGGAGTTGAAAGTCTGCGCAATATTGCAGGTAAAGTGGATTGCATTCCATACAACGTCCCTGGCCAAGAGTTTGACAAAGATAAATTCAGTGACACTATTCTCAGGCTCTCAGAAAATATCCTGCTGTGGAACCATGATGAAATATCAGACCCACATACAACTTGGGCAGGTATTAAGCAAACCATTCGTGCCAATGGGGAAATGATTGACTCGGTTATTCTGGATAATATGACAGCTCTTTCAGAGGGCCTCAATATGTCTGAGAAGAATGAGTTTATTGGCATGGTCGCTAAAGACTGTGTAGATTTGGCCAACAAGTTTGATTTGCACATTATTATAATGTCGCACTTGAATGCTCCAGATAAGAACTCTCGTAGCCATGAAAATGGTGGTAAAGTTCATGAAAGCCAGTTCACTGGTTCTCGGGCATTGCAGCGCTATTGCCACATGATGTTTGGCTTTGAGCGCAACAAGCAAGCGGTTGACCCAAGTTGCTCTATTATCCGAGTTCTGAAAAACCGTAAGTATGGTAAGACGGGCTTCGTCAAGACCTACTATGAACAGAACACCTCTCGCCTTGTCCAGAAGTCTTGGGCAGATGATATGTTTAAGGATGCATGATGATTGACTTTGCAAAAATTCCTGACCCACTGCTGCGATTTGATATGGCCACAGGGCATTTTGTCCTGATTGAGGATTATGTAACTCCTGAAATTACTGTACCGAAAGGTCAGTATACTGATGGAGCAACGATGCCCCAATTGGCTTGTCTGCTGGTTAAACAGTATGACCGCCATTTGCCAGCCTGTATCGTGCATGATTACATGTACCGCCAAGCTTACAAAAGCAAAGAGTATGCAGATTTGGTATTTCGTACTAACCTGCTGCGCTGTGGTGTAGAGATAACTACTGCCAAAATGATGCTGAATGCAGTTCACCATTTCGGTAAAGGAAATTACTAATGGATGCTGTGATAAAAATCACAAGCCCCAAAGGTAACGAGTCTGAGCAGTCGCATGAAAAGTTCTTGGAAATCATTTCAAGTAAACTGAAAATTACGGAGGAGGTGGCTAATCGCTTCCTCCAACTTAATCATGCCCTGCTGAAAGGTTCCACCATCAAGGGTGAAGATATTTCCCCATTCTTTAATGGGTTTGTATTTACACGTAAGTAGAGGTAATTATGGGCCATTGGGCATCGGACATAGAGACTACTGGCCTTCTGGAAATGATGCGTAACCAGCCTAATCCGCGGTTGCATAACTTCGGGTTCGTTGACATTAAAACTGGCAAAGAGCTCTTGTTCACGCATGACCCAGTGGGTTCAAAAGCTGCTGTGTATGCCGGAGAAACCCGCCATATAAGCAAGCTGAATGACTTTCTAAAAGAGGGTCATACCTTATATATGCATAACGGCATCCTCTTTGATGGGGAAGCTCTTAGGCTATTGGGGTACGATGGTATAGATTCCTGTACCATTATTGATACGCTTTGGATTTCCTATGGGCTCTATCCCGAAAGAATCAGGCATGGCCTCGAAGAGTACGGAGAAGAGTACGGAGTTAAAAAGCCAAAGATTGAGGATTGGGAAAACCAAACTCAATATGAGTATGACCATCGTGTAATGCAAGACTGTCGTATTCAACTCCGCTTGACTCGTGAACTGTATCGAACCTTACAAGGTTTGTATTATGGAAACGAGAAAGCGACTTATCAGGACTATATCAACTTCCTGATGATGAAGGCAAAGCACCTTCTGATTGCTCAAAATAACCCTGTTGACTTAGATGTTGAAAGGGCAGAATGTTATCAAAAAGATTGGGCTGCAAGGGCAGAGGTTCGTACAGGGCAACTGGCAAGCATTATGCCGTCAGTACCCAAATATGAACTTCGAGAAAAGCCGAAGAAGCCATTCTTGAAAAATCAATTGCTGTCTGCAACTGGTTTGAAATGGTTCATGACACTTGCAAGAGCAGGTGAGCCAAGCTTTGACTGCCCACAAGGTGTCAGAGTTTTAAAAGAAGAGAACTTAGGTAATCCAGGCAGTCATCAGCAAATGAAGGACTGGCTGTTTTCCCTTGGGTGGGCTCCCGAAACGTTTAAGTACGTCAGAGATAAAGAGACTGGTGACCAGAGGCGCATACCTCAAGTTTACATACCAAAGTCTGACGGGAAGCTCGACCCAGATTTGCAAAGACTTATCAAGAAGCACCCCAAATTGGAGGTGCTAGAGGGTCTTGGTGTATTAAAACACCGAATTACTGTTGTAAATGGTTTCCTCAAAGCCCATGTAGATGGGAAAATAATTGGTCGTGCACAAGGTCTTACAAACACCTTGCGACTCAAACATAAAGAGCTTGTAAACTTGCCATCAACCCGAGTCTGGGGAGGCAAAGAATTACGTTCCTTGCTTGGTGCAGGTGAAGGCTACGAATGCATGGGCTCTGACCAATCATCTTTGGAAGACCGAATCAAGCACCACTATCAGTGGCCATTTGACCCAGAGTACGTAAAACTACAGATGGCAGATGGATATGACCCACACTTACAAGTATGCGTGTCGGCAGGAATGCTGACAGAAGAACAAGTGCGGGCACATAAAGCTAAGGAAGCAGACTACTCTGATATTCGCCATGCGGGTAAAGGTGGTAACTATGCTTGCCAATATGGTGCTGGTGCTCCAACAATAGCTCGCTCCACAGGAGTTGATTTATCTGTTGCTGAGAAAGTTCACGAAGGTTATTGGAAACTGAACTGGTCGATTAAAGCTATCGCAGATAATGTGAAAGTTAAAATACATGAAGGCCAAAAGTATCTTTATAATCCAGTGAATGGTTTCTACTATTTCCTGAAAGCTGACAAGGACAAATTCTCTACACTGTGTCAAGGTACTGGTGCATGGGTGTTTGATACTTGGGTTGAAATTGTAGACCAAACCTGCCTGAGAAAGTATAAGCAGCACGCTCCTTTGATGGGCCAATGGCACGATGAAGGGTTGTGGCGCACTAAGTTGGGTAAACGTAAAATCTGGGAACAGATTATCGCTGACTCAATTGTTGAGCTTAATCAGAAAACATTAATGAATCGAGACTTCGCGAGTACGCCAAGCTTTGGCAACGACTACTCAGAAGTACACTAATTCCTATGGAGGAAAAACATGGCGTTTAAGAAGCCTACCCTGAAAACCGCTCAAGAGGGCGATTACAATTTCGACCCAGTGCTGGAAGTTGGTACCTATAAAGCCCGTATCTATCAAGTAGTAGATTTAGGTCTGCAAGCAGGTTCCAACGATTATCCAGACCCCAAGCACAAGCTGGAAATAGGCTTTGAGCTGCTGGAAGAACTCAAGGTTGACAAAGATGGCAAAGAAGTAGAAGGCGCTCCGGCTACCTTTACTACTGATGTTGCCTATGCACCGGATGGCTACATGCACGAAAAGTCTGCCATGTATAAGCTGTATCAAGCAATTGACCCAGCCTGTGAAATTGGCCCTGAGGAATTCCTCGGCAAGTTGTGTGAAGTCATGCTGATTCAGAAGAAGCGCAAATCTGGCAAGAATGCCGGTAAAGATTACAGCGCTATCTCCGCTATTCTGCCGATGAAAGCCAAAGACCAAGCCAAGTTTGAAGGTGCTGGTGTTTTGGATAAGTTGTTCTTCGATTTGTCTGAACCGGTTCTGGATACTTGGGCTAAGCTGTCTAAAGGCTACAGTATGGCGCAACAAGACCGCATCAAGGCTGGTCTGGAATACGCTACCAGCCCGCTCCCTGAGCTGCTGGGCGAACAGGCGAACGAGCCTGACCCAGAGCCCAAGGCAGGTGAGAAGAAGTCCGTAGAAGACGAACCAGCCCCTTCTGGTGCGGTTCCACCTGACGCCGATGCAGACGAAGATGACCCCTTTGCATAAGCTCTGAGGCGACACGTAACGAGCTTTGCCCTGTAGGCACACAACCCTATAGGGCAAGGCCCCCAAGCGCCGCAATGAGCGGCAGGAAGGACATATGAGCCTATCAGTAGCTGCCCTATGCCTTAGCCTGACTATGTACGAAGAAGCCCGAAGCGAGCCAAAACTTGCTTATAACTTAGTTGGTGAAGTTGTACTAACCCGAGCAATTAATAAAGATGTGGATGTTTGTGAAGTAATTCTCAAGCGTAAGCAATTTACTTGGGTAGGTGATAATGGAATCAAATCAGTGTTTGGGATAATGTCACACCACAACAAAGTGTTGAGGGATATTAAACCTAAAGATTTGAAGGCTATGCAATTAGCAGAAGCCAAAGCATACAAAATGCTTAGTCCTGAATATCAGATAAAATCGAAATTTAATCACTTCTATAGTGGGTCTGCTCCGTACTGGGCAAAAGGTAAGAACACATACAAAGTAGGTGGACTGTACTTCCTCAAATTATGAGGTAAGAAATGCAATTCCCAACTGAGTTTGAAGAAGGTCTTGTCGACGGAGATATGATTGCATTCTCCTGTTGCGCAGCCCTTGAATATGGTCTTGACAATCCCGCAGATGTGAACTTTAACGAAATTGCCGCTATAATGGACAATAAGCTCATATTCCTGAAACGCTCCCTTGGTATTAAGAAGCTGAGAGTATTTCTCTCTGACGACTATAACTTCCGGTATGATATAGCACACGACTATAAATCTAACCGTGATGGCGTATGGCGTCCTTATAACCTGAAAAATGCCAAAGCGCATTTGAGAGCTCTCTGGAATGCGGAACAAGAACATGGTCTTGAAGCAGATGACCTCATGTCTATCTACCAAGACAAAGAGAATTTCTCCACCGTCATTATCACTTTGGATAAAGACTTGAAGCAAGTTCCTGGGTGTCACCACTCTTGGGAACGTAAAGATATTGGCGCTGTTAACCAGATTGTCACTCCTTTGGGGCATCTGGAAATAGTTATCAAAGGGGAAAAGACCAAGCGCAAAGAAGTAAAAGGTGACGGATTCCTGTTCCTTATGCATCAGATGCTTATTGGTGACTCCACTGATGGCGTAATGGGTTGCGGTAAACGTGAACTCAAAGTGGTCAAGTCTGGCAAGAGTGCTGGCCAAACAGTAGAAAGGCGTGTGGGTATCGGTGCCATAGAATCCTATGAAGCACTGAAAGACTGCAAGACCAAGAGCGAGGCTTTTAAAGCTGTTGCTCACCTGTATCAATGCATTCATGATGCAGGTGAATGGAAAAAAGAACTCCTGAAAACAGCCCGCCTTGTTGTGATGCTCGATAAACTCCCTGACGAGTTTGGTGTTGTTACACTGTGGCATTTCAATTCGGCTGACAGGGAAGCATCTATGTTCTCCCTGAAAGAGAAGGTGTTCTTGCATGGCTAAATTCGGTTGGTGCAAGTCTGAAAAGATTTTCCTCAACTGGCTTCGTTCAGCAATGCGCAGGGTGTGGGTAAAGCACCCTGTTCGTTTGCAGATGCTGCAAGATGCAAGGTTCAAAGCCCCATCTGCAACAGGCAGGATGATATTCCAAGTTCGTTGTGCACACTGCGGTAAGGTGTTCAAAATGGATGATGTGGAAGTCAACCACAAAGAACAGGTAGGGAAAGACTTAACTTTCGATACCTTTGGGGACTACTGCTATAAACTCTTAGTGGTTTCTCCTGAGGAACTAGAAATCTTGTGTAAGGTATGCCATGGAATAGTCACATACAGTGAACGAAGTGGTATGAGTATGCGAGATTCTGCAATAGAGAAGAAGGTTATTAAGTTTAAGAGTAAGACTGCCGAACAGCAGAAAGCAGGACTTCTAAAACTTGGTATCGTTCCAGCCAAAACAATCACCCTACGTTGTGAACAAGCGAGGGTCTATTTAAGGACAATAATGTGACCATTAAACGTTTTATTGATGGTACTCGTTGGACTAAAGCTCTCTACTGGGATGGTGAAGACCTGAAAGGTACTTGGGAGTTGTACGTAAAAGTTGATGGTGTGCGAGTTATTCGCGATGCCAATGCTAATGTTCGCAGTCGCGACGATAAGCCGCTTCACAACGTAGACCACCTGTACTTCCATGATGCCGAATTCTTCTATAAGGATTGGAATCATTCTGTGAGCATCGTTCGCTCCAAGCACCATCCTATCAAAGCTACCCAAGATATGATTTATGAATTGTCTGATGGCAAAGTCGATAAACGTCTTGTCCTTGGTAAAGTGGAAAATCCTACCAAAGAATTCCTGTTGGAAAAGATGCAAGAACAATTGGATAAAGGCCATGAAGGCATCATTGTTCGTCAATTCCGTGGGGGCCGTTGGCACTGGATTAAAGTTGTTCCTGAGATATTTGCTGATATTCGAGTGCTTGATGTACTGGAAGGTAAAGGTAAGTATGCAGGAGTTGCTGGCACCATCGTAACTAAATACGGTAACGTTGGTAGCTTCAAAGAGCAATTCACTTCCAATGGTACGCCTATTGGTGATTGGGCATTCCGTAAGTTGTTGTGGGATAATAAGCAACGCTTCATAGGAATGATTATTCAAGTTGGTTTGCGTGAAGTAACCGAGAAAGGAAAGATGCGTTTCAGTTCTCTGGCGAAAGTACGTAAAGACAAATCCACGGAGGATATTCCATGGCTGGCAGAAAAAGAGTAGTTATACTGAATGGCCCTCCCAGTGTTGGGAAGGACGTTCAAGCAGCACGTATGGCAAAGCTCCTGAATGAACAGGGGATTAAAGCCGAAGTGATGCAAGTTAAAGAGGCCCTGTATGAGGCGACGCTGGAATACTATGGCCTGAGTGACTACTACACAGAAATGTTCATCGACCGTGTTCTGAAAGAACGCCGTTCTGTAACATTTGGTGGGCTGTCACCAAGAGAAGCTTTGCAGCATGTATCCGAGAAAATCTATAAGCCACGTTATGGCAATGATTACTTCGGCAAGCAGTCTGCACAAGCTGTGGAGAACTCCCATGCAGAGGTAATCGTATTCTCTGATGGCGGATTCAAGGAAGAAGTTGAATCTATCTCCAAGGTATCTGATGTGTCCTTGATTCGTGTTCGTAAGAACGGTCTGGACTTCACAGGGGATACCCGTAAATATTTGTACCTCGATGGTATTGCTTCAATGGATTACTTCATTACAGAAGGAAATATTGCAGATGATACCCTCGGGCTGCTCGCCATTTTCACAGAACTTTCAGAAGGAAACAATCATGTCTGAGCCAATCTATGTTGTACTGACCGACATTCAAAAGAAAAAACAAGTCATTTTTAATATGGCAACTGCAACCTTTAGTGTGGGGGAAGAGCACGTTGAAGTAGTTACCGGACAAGGGGTGAAGTTCAAAGCCGAAGTGCCTGAAATGATGATGGTAATGAAGGCTGCCGAAATTGCAGTGATGCAGGTAATCAAAGAGGATGCCTCCAGTGCAGAAGAAGCTTCACAAATTGAGGAGGCACCCAATGTCGAAGTATGATGCAGAAACTGCTGTAGCCAAACTGGCTGAACTGCGTCAACTGTCTGTTGAAAATGGTTTGGTTCTTCCCGATGGTGAAGTGACTGACCAGAAAGATGCAGACTTTCTTAGTCTGATTCAACATGACCTGTGTCATGGCTCCAATGACCAAGTCACCGGTGAGTTGGTATACCTGATTTCTCTGTGGCATCATCGCCGCAATCTGATTGACGGCTCCACTGACAAAGACCAATTCCACAAACTCATCCAAGAGTGTGCCGAACTGTCCGACAACATGTGTAAGAAGCGGGATATCCGTGACGACATTGGTGACATTATGGTTGTCCTGATTAATATCATGACCCGCAACAAGGTCTCTATGTCCGAGTGTCTGGAAACAGCCCTACGTGATATCGCTCCTCGTAAGGGGAAGATGATTGATGGTATCTTCGTCAAGGAGAAGGATTTGCTGGCAATGGCAGAACAAGAAAGCCAAGCGGCAGTCTAAGGAGCAACCCATGAAAGTCGAACTAATCGACGTAATGGGTGATGACCTGCGGGTAGCTAATGCTGCCCGCGTTTCATTTGGTAAGTGGAAAGAAGAACTCAACGATGGCGATGCCAAACTGATTCACTATCTGGCTGCCAATGAACATTCAAGCCCATTCCGACATACCGCAATTACTTTGCGTTGTTCTGCACCAATCTTCCTTGCTCGTCAACTTGGTAAACATCAAGTAGGTATGAGTTGGAATGAAGTGAGTCGCCGTTACGTGAAAGATGATTTCAAGTTCTTTGAGTTTGACTTCATTCGCATGGCACCAGAAGGCAGCATCAAGCAAGGTAGTGCAGGTATTCATCCAGCATCCAGCACCATCAAAACCCAAATAGCTTGTATGGAACAGAAGTGTCTGGAAACCTACAACTATATGGTTAGTAATGGTGTTGCACCTGAGCAAGCTCGTGCCGTTCTTCCTCAATCAATGATGACTGAATGGGTATGGACTGGTTCTTTGGTTTCATTCTTCCATCTGGTTCGTCTGCGTCTTGATGGACATGCTCAAGTTGAAGCGCAGCATTTTGCACAAATGGTATCTGCCATCTGTAGTGAACTGTTTCCTATCTCTTGGAAGGAGTTAATGGCAAATGCATAATACGAACGAATTACTGTCCGATGTGACAGTGTTTACCAAGTATGCAAAATTTCGTCCCGACCTCGGAACCCGAGAGACTTGGGAAATGTTAGTGTCCCGCAATCGTGCAATGCACCTTCGCAAGTTCCCTCATATGGCATCTGAAATCTATACCGCATATGATTTGGTTCTGGCAAAGAAAGTATTGCCGTCTATGCGTTCATTGCAGTTTGGTGGCCGTCCTATCGAACTCGCCCACAATCGTATTTATAACTGCGCATACCTGCCGATTGATGATATCGCCGCATTCAGTGAACTGATGTTCCTGTTGCTTGGTGGTACAGGTGGTGGCTACTCTGTTCAAGAGCGTCACACTTCTCAATTGCCAGTAGTCCAAGGCCCCAGTAATTCTACCCGTCGATTCATTGTAGGTGATTCGATTGAAGGTTGGGCCGATGCAGTTAAGGTATTGATGAAGGCGTACTTCACAGGTAAACCACAGCCAGAATTTGACTTCTCCGATATCCGTGTTAAGGGTGCCGAGTTGATTAAGACTGGCGGTAAAGCTCCTGGCCCCGAGCCTCTTGCTGAGTGTATCCGTAATCTGGAAGCTCTGTTAGAGAAAGCAAAAGGTCGTAAAGTGCGACCCATTGAAGCACATGATATGTGTTGTATCATTGCTGATGCAGTATTGGCAGGCGGTATACGTCGAGCTGCCCTCATTAGTTTGTTTGACCGTAATGATAAAGAGATGCTGGAATGCAAATCTGGTGAGTGGTGGAACACTGCTCCGTATCGTGGACGCGCAAACAATTCAGCAACCCTTCCTCGTGGAGAAGTAACTCGTGAAGAGTTTATGGATTTGATGAAGATTGTTGAAAAGTCTGGTGCAGGTGAGCCCGGAGTTTACTGGACTTCCGATTTGGATTGGGGTACTAACCCTTGTTGTGAAATCGCATTGCGTCCTTTCCAATTCTGTAACCTGTGTGAAGTGAATGTGAATGATGTAGTTGACCAAGCTGATTTGGAAGCACGCTGTAAAGCGGCTGCCTTCATTGGTACACTGCAAGCAGGCTATTCCAACTTCCACTACCTCCGTCAAATCTGGCGTGAGAATACAGAGAAGGATGCATTGATTGGTGTTGGTATGACCGGCATTGGTTCTGGTGCAGTATTGGGTCTGGATTTGGTTGCAGCTGCAAAAGTTGTTGTAGAAGAAAATATTCGAGTGGCGAAAGCTATTGGAATTAATCCTGCTGCAAGAACCACAACTGTTAAACCTTCTGGCACCAGCTCTCTGGTTCTGGGTAGTTCTTCCGGCATTCATGCTTGGCATAATGACTACTATGTACGCCGTATGCGTTTGGGTAAAGATGAGGCACTCTACAAGTATCTGCTGAAAAATCAGCCGAGTATGGTAGAAGATGACCAATTCAATCCTCTCGGTGCAGTGGCATCTTTCCCGCAGAAAGCTCCTGATGGTGCAATCTTGCGTACTGAAAGTGTAGCTGATTTGCTTGAGCGAGTTCGTCGTTTCAATGCTGATTGGGTTCGTACTGGCCACGTAGAAGGCATGAACACTCATAACGTATCTTGTACCATTAGCGTCAAAGATGACGAGTGGCTGCAAGTTGCAGAATGGATGTGGGACAACCGTAATGGGTATAATGGTATCAGCGTACTCCCGTACAATGGTGGCACTTATATTCAAGCACCTTTTGAAGATATCACCAAAGAGAAATTCGAAAGTATGTGTGAAGGGTTCCAAGCTGTTGACCTGTCCAAGATTACCGAAGAGAAAGATAACACAGACCTGCAAGGTGAAGTAGCCTGTACCGCAGGAGGCTGCGCTATTTAACTGAGGTATCTATGGAAGAGCCTGAGATAGTCTTTGAGAAACTAAGTGATTGGTGTCAAAGAAAGATTGATGCCGCCAAATCTGGAGAAGAGGCTTATAACTACTATGAGTTGAAGCAGATGTGGCTTGGCAGAAATTTGTAACATAGGTGGGGAGGAAGTTCTCCCCATTAGTTGTTCATGGAAACAAAACCCAAAAGAATAAACACCACTTTATTCTTGTGTGTTTTAACTAGGAGGTAGTATGCCGTACACTCTAATACCTCCACCAGTAGATGAAGATACCGATTTATTCTTTGCCAGCTTGCTGATTAAAGAGTACGGTGACTTGTTGAAGATAAGTAGAACACGCGGCGTCATGATGAGTCTGCCTGCCCTTCGTAAGTATGTTTCCTCAAATGAATACCTGATTCGAAGGTATGAAATTGATTTACGTACTGAGATATCAGGTCAGGGGCTGTCAGAAGATGCTGTCCTTAATTCGCTTGTTATCGGTCAACTGGTGGCCATAAGGAATGGAGACAACAAGAACAATACCAAGTTTGCATCTGAAATTAAATCAATGGTGCAAAAGGGTGTCGTAGATGAAGAAGCTATTGGCAAAGCCGAGAGCAAATCAGAGAAAAGAAAAGACCTTGATGCAGCCGTAAAAGCGGTGCTAGAGAGACCCTTAGAAGTAGAAGTAGATAAAATTAGTTCAGCAGTAGCCGATGTGGTACGTGCAAAGCTTTTATCAAGCTTCGAGGTCTTTTCCCGTTGGTCTTTTGAAATCCAGATGGGTTTCCCTTTCCAAATGCAAGACTTTCACTCTTTAATATTCGACTTAGGTCAACGTATTGTAGATGGTGAAGTTGACCGAGCAATTGTAACAATCCCTCCTCGTCACAGTAAGACGCAGTTGCTGTCTATATTCCTGCCACTATATTCCTTCTGTCACAATCCCGGTTCTCATAACATCATAACTTCGTATGCCGAAGACGTTGTTTTGGAGTCCTCTGGTTATATCCGTCAGATAATGACAGATGATTTGTTCCAGAAGATATTCCCGAAAGTAAGGATTGATGCCAGCAAGAGAGCATTAGACCGATGGGGTACAACCCGTTCAGGTGTAATGCACGCAGTTCCAACTGGTGGTAAGCTGACAGGTAAAGGTGCCGGTAGTTTGGCGACCATTTACTCAGGTTCATTCGTAGTGGATGACCCGATTAAGCCAAAGGATGCATACAGTCCTGCTGTTCGTAATGAAGTGAATGACCGATTTGATAACACGTTTATGTCTCGTCTTGCAAATGACGGATGCATTAACGATGCCGAAGGGAACGAGATTAAATGTCCTCGTACTCCAATGGTCGTTATTATGCAGCGTGTTCATGATGATGATTTGGTTGGCTACCTTCTGCGTGGCAAGTCAAGTGATAAGTATCACTGGCTTAACATCCCTGCAATCCTTGAAGAGGATACAGGTAGCATAGAATGGTACAACAAAATCATTACCCGTCAGGCATATACCCATTGCATACCGATTACTTATTCCCTCAAACGGAAAGAGTATCCTTCTGCTTTGTGGCCAGCACGAAAGAGTTTGGCAAGTCTTATCGCTATGCGAGAGGCCAACCCTTACACTTTCTGGTCCCAATATATGGGTGACCCGACAGCGAAAGGTACTGGCTTAGTTCAGGATGAGTGGCTGCGCTTCTATACCGAGTTACCTAAGAAAGAAATTATTCGTAGCTACATGACTGTAGATACTGCCTCAACCATTAAAGACTACTCAGATTTCTCTGTATGTTGTTTGTGGCATGAGACAAGAACGAAGGATTTGTATCTTGGTGATTTGATGATAGGGAAGTATGAAATACCAGAATTGAAAGAAGCACTGATTAAGTTCTGGTTGAAGCATAATAAGTTGGATGTGAAGTTTCCTTGCATGTTGCCTCAAGCAATGTATATGGAAGATAAATCGTCTGGCCAATTCCTTAACCAGCAATTCATTCGTGAAGGCAAGATTCGTGTTCTGCCTGTACCTAGAGACAGTAACTCTGGAGACAAGATTGCCCGCTTCCTTAACACTATCCCTTACTTCTCACAAGGAAGATTATACTTACCATTTGAACATGAACATAAAGCTCATGTAGTACGTGAAATATGTGGCATGACTGCACAAGGCTCGGGTACTGGAAATGATGACGTCGTTGATAACTTTAGTGACGCTTGTATAATCACCTACGGGAAACCGTCAGCCAACTATTTGGCATGGGTAGGGACAGAAGATTAAGGGCAGGAAGGGCCACCAGTGCCCATAGGCCAAGCCCACCGACCCTACCCTTTGCCATCGTATTGGGTGGGGGCAGGGCCTGCCTAGCGGCCATACAGAGGCCATAGCGAGGGCTCATTCAGGGCTCCTCAGACGGCCTCAGAGGCCACCCAAGCCAAGGCAAGGCAAGGGCTAGGGGACGGGCTGCAAGGCCCTCCTACCCCCAAGCCATGCGTCACAGTGAGGTATTAATGCCAAAGAAGATAGGGGAAGACCCAAGCAAAATCCCTAAGAAAGCATATACAAAAGATGAATATGTTTATCTGGGTGACGGCCTTCAAAACTTGGTTTCTGGTCTAGGTACATCCGCAGATAAATCTACGTTCAATGAATGGGTAAGGTCAGGTGCAAACCAAGATTGGAACTCATTGATTGCTCGTTACCGAGAGGACTGGGTTGCACAAAAAGTGTGTAATATCATTCCTCATGATGCAACAAGAGAGTGGCGTCTTATAAGTACCCCTGAGGGAACTGAGGCTGACCGCATCTTTCATATTCGTAAATTGTTTATGGATGCGTCAAAGTGGGCAAGAGTATTCGGCACCGCAGCTATCTTCATGGATTTGAAGAAGTCGGGTAAGCTGGAAACTCCTCTGGATTTATCTCGCCTTAAGAAAGGTTGTATCACCAGTCTGCAAGTAATTGACAGAACCCGTCTTGTGCCGACAGGCATGACTGAAATGAATCCTCTGTCTCCCCATTATGGGATGCCTGAGTTCTATCAGTTGGCCGGCTCTGCTAAGAAGATTCACTGTAGCCGATTCATTCGTTTTGAAGGCACAGAACTTCCGATGTATGAGAATTGGAGAAACCAGTGGTACTCTGATTCAGTACTCATTCCTTTGCGAACCACTATGGATAACTTCCATGTGGCTGCACAGAATGCAAGCCAACTGACAAATGAGGCCTGTACTGACGTTGTGACGGTTGAAGGTCTACAGTCAATGCTGACAAGCCCAGAAGGTGAACTCGCTGTAATGAAGCGGTTCCGGTTGATGAAGCAAATGAAGTCTAACTTCAATGTGCTGTTGTTGGATACCACAGAAGAATACTCTACAAAGACTGTAGCACTTAATGGTGTGAAGGATTTGATATGGGAATACCTTCGTGTTATCGCTGCCTCTGTAGGCATTCCAGCAACACGCTTCTTGTCAGCCTCTCCTGATGGCATGAACTCAACAGGTGAATCTGACCTTAACAACTATATTGACTTACTGATTGGCTACCAAGAAAACAATTTTGGGCCACGTCTTGAGACAATAGATGCGGTACTTCAAGCGCACTTTGGTATTCCAGAGTACACTTATGAGTGGCAATGTATCTTCCCTGAGTCTGCAATGCAGAAGCAAGAAAGAGAAAGTAAGTTGATTGATAGTTTAACTAAGGCTGTCAAGGAAGGGGCTATTACTCCCCAAGCCATGAATAACATCCTTATTAAGCGGCGTATCTTCACCACAGAAGAATTAGGGGAAGTCCCTAAGAACAAACCAGCCAATGCCCCATCTGATAAACCAGATAGCAAAGGCCCGTCTAAGGAGACATGATGAAGAAGAAAGTACATGAAGTATTCTTCAAAGATAACGCAACTGTTGAGGTGGCGTTCAATGACCGTCTGCCACTTCCGACTGAGCGTATCTTTAAGGATACAGGGCAGATGATTGCGCCTTGTGTGGTTGCCCGTACCGGCATCATGCATTATCTGGCAAAGGAGTGTGGCCCTCAATTCGCAGACCGTGCACCGGATTCCATTGTGCGAATTGCTACCTTTGCAGAAGACTTGTTTGATGAAGACTCTTTGAAGACTTATCAGGCATCCCCCATTACACTCGACCATCCGAAAGAGCAGGTCACTGTTGAAAACAGTAAAGAGTTGATGAAGGGTCATCTAGAAGGTTTGCCAACTCGCGTAGATGTAGACGGTGAATCCGAGCTGCACAGCACCATTGTTATCAGCGATGCAGATGCACTGGCAGAAATCAAAGCAGGTAAAACTGAACTGAGTTCTGGTCATAAGTCTATCCTCGTTATGAATGACACTGGGGAAGGTGAGTGGGATGCAAAGAAGACCTGTATCAAGAACAACCATACTGCCATTGTTAAAATTGGCCGTGCTGGTAAAAGTGTATCCATTGCCGACTCAGGTGATGCGGTTGTCCTGAAAGATGCCGCAGAGCTGACTATCCTTCTGGATGCAGCAATGGATAACAACGCCCTGCTGAAAGCAGAAATCGTCTCTCTGAAAGACAGTCAGACTGTACTGGAAGAAAAGATGAAAGAGATGGTTCCCGTCACTCTTATTGATTCGATGGTAACTGAGCGTTGCGAACTGCTGGAATCAGCGGTTGATTTCTGTGATATCGAAACTGCTGGCAAGTCCAACGTAGAGATTAAGCGGGAAGTTCTGGAACATGTGTATGGCAAAGACTTCAAAGGGAAACCTGACACAGAAATCAATCTGCGTTATGAAGTGCTGCAAGACACTGGTGTTCCTGCAAGTAGCTCCGAGTTCCAAAAAGAGCTCATTAAATCTTTGCAGCATGAAACCGTGCTGAAAGATGCCAAGATTGAAAGTCCATCCGAGATTGCTCGTCAGAAAATGATTGACCGCAATTCCGGCACTGCCAAATAACAGGAAGGAGAATTTAATGCCTGTTCAAGAATATACTATCAACATTCGCAAAGCGGTAGTTGGTGCACTCTACGGTATGTCCTATACCAACTCCGAGCGTCATTCTGCCCGCGCAGTGACTGAAATGGGTTTCGGCTTGGCCGTACAACCGGAAGCTAACGAAGACCGCGTAGTTAAACTCGGTGTGAATGCCGAAGGTGAGCTGTATGGTGTTACCATCCGTACCATCAATATGGAGCAGACCACTTATCCGGGTACTGGTGAAATCAAGTATAAGGCCAAGGCCCAAGTTGCATTCGTCCGTGAAGGTACCATTCAGGTTAAAGTTCTGTCTGGCGCATCTACCATGCTGGGTGAAGTGTTTGTTGATACCGCCACTGGTGAATTCCACTCGGTAACTGCTGCTGGTCGTGTGCTCGCCCGTAATGCTCGCTGGAACTCTATTGCTCCTGCTGGTGGCATCGCTCGCCTGACTATCACCATCGCCAATCAAACCGATGCCGTTGCACCGTAATTAGGAGCCCGAAATGCCTAAAGAAATTACCTTGGCCGATGGCCAAACCGTTGTCCTGAAAGACCAGTATGTGGCTCTGATTGAAAACCCGAATGCCGTTCAGCTGACTGACTCCGATGGCCTGTTCTTCCAACGTCAGCTCGAAGCAATCGAGACCGAGACTTATGACGTCCTCTATCCGGACTTGGAAGCCCGTGAAGTATTCATCACCAATACCTTTGGTGGTGCAGGTATTACTACCCTGACCTATCGTAGCTATGACCGTATCGGTAAAGCACAGGTAATCAATGCTCGTGCTACCGACCTGCCGAAATCCGATATCTCTGGTAAAGAGTATTCCATTTCCGTCAAGTCTGTCGGTACTGGTTACGATTTCGATATTGATGAAATCGCATCCGCCCAAGTTACCGGTATGCCGCTGGAAGGTCGTAAGGCTATGGCTTCTCGCCGTGGCTATGAAGAATTCATAAACGATGCCGTTTGGTATGGTGACAGTGAAGGTCACTTCGTTGGCTTCTTTGCCCATCCGGAAATTGCTCACAACCCTGTTGCCGCTGGTGTTTCTACCAAAACCAACTGGGAAGACAAAACCCCGAACGAAGTTCTGGCCGACCTGAATGGTGCTTGCAACGCAATGTATGCAGCCACCAAGAAGATTCACAAGCCGAACAAGCTGTTGCTGCCGGTTGCGAAGTGGAACTATATCAATAGCACCCCTCGTTCTGACCTGAGTGACACTACCATTCTGGAGTATTTCATCCAGAACAACCAGTTCATCAAATCCCGTGAGCAAGTGAAGGAGCTGAACGCTTTGGAAGGCCAAGGTGATGGTGATTCTGAGTGCTTCGTTGTCATGACCGACAAGACTCCGGAAGGCAAGCAGACTGTCCGTATCCGTGAGCCGCTACCGCTGCAATACCTGCCTGTCCAGATTCATGGCCTCGTCTATGAAATTCCTGGCCGTGGTCGTTTCGCAGGTCTGGAAGTGACTTACCCCCGTGCTATGGATATCTGGTACGGTATTTAATTCTGTAAGGGAAGGGAAACCTTCCCCTACTTTTGGAGGAATAAGAATTGAAAGTACGCAATAAAACAGAAGCCCCTATCCAATTCATGGTTCGCACCAATGCTGGGGAAATGGTTACCCTTCGTGACCAGAAAGGGAATGAGTATACCGAAGAGGCTATGCCTAAACTTCAACATATTTATATCCCAGCCGCTGCCGAAGTTGAACTGGATGACAAGATTTGGGAAGCCATGATGGCCACCAAAACTACTGTCCAGAAGTATGAAGAAGAGTTTGGTGAGTTTGAACAGTTCGATGAAAAGACTCTGTACAAACGCCGTACTCTGCTGCCTACTGGTGTGTTCCAAGAAATCAACCTGATTAAGCAGCGTGTTGATTCTGGCGACCTCGTTGTTACTGAGAAAGCGAAGTCCACTCTGACTGTTCAAGAGAAAGCGAAGAAGTTGCTGGATATGAACATTCCGATTACCAAGGACTCCCATACCGCAGAAGAGATTGAAGTCCTGTACTCCAAAATCTTTGGCTAAGGATTTGCATGATAACCTTCGGGAAATTTACGATTCGTTTCCCTGAGTATGCAGGTATGCTTGAGGCACGATTTGATATAGCTGTAGAAGATGCCATAGTTGAAATGGGTGCTGACGAATCTCGTTGGCATTCATTCTATGACCTCGCACAATATCATCTTGTTGCCCATCTTATCTCCGTTTCAGAAGTTACCGAATCTGGTGATGTGAACCCATCAGTACCTCTCCGTTCCACGGAAGTAGATGATGTGGTAGTTGAGTATGCAGTATCCAAGACTGTAGAAAACAGTTTTGATATATACCTTTCAACGTCCTATGGACAACGGTATGTGTATTATCGTCGTCTTGCGATGGGTGGCCCGAGGGCTCCATCATGGGAATGAATATGAGACGCGCCTTTAATTCCCATACCACTGTCAAAGGCAAGATAAGTTATCGCCTTGATGGCGCTTGGGATGCCAAGAATAATTGGATTGAAGGCGGCCTTACTTTCCCAGCTCCTTTCCGAGTAACACCAACGCCATCCGGCAACCGTGATGATGCGGCATATGGTGACACATTGCAGGCAAGACCAGAGCTTGAACGTATTCCAAGCCACATGAAATTTGTGTCTAGGACCGACATGCCTGTAAACTGTATTGTGGAAATATATGACCGAGCCTATAAGATTACCAAAAGAGGTAATTACAAGGGTTTTGGTTTTTATTCTTCTGTTGGTGCATTGATAAACATTACTCAGGAAACTGATGACAATATCACATATACGTATTCGGAAGATGGAAAGAATCTGATTACAGAAACCTACCAGTATATTGTGGGAGAGCCTGCATGAGAACAGAGACTGACTTACTAAAAGGGTTAGTGGATGTTGCTGTAGAGAAGCCCCGATATACCTACCCCATGCTGGTAAACACAGCAAGGCCGGAAGGGGACTATGCAGCAGTTAAATTTATTGGCCAGACTAATCCCGGAACTGATAACGTAAACTACGTGCAGGAAGGGGATGACATTGTTCAAGTAACTTCCGGCATTCGTATCATGAAGTATTGGGCTTTGTTTAGTCGAGACGATGTTGAAGCCGAGGCTTTGCAGAATTGCGTCTTTCGTCCAGACGTGCAAGATTACTTGTTCAGCAACAAGATGGGGCTGATGAGTATTTCTAAACTAAGTAATGAATCTCTCACATTGGAAACAAATTGGGAACTGCGTACAGGATTCGAAGTCCTGTTTAATGTACACAGAACGGTTCGTACTGTCCTCTCAACTATTAATGCGGTGGAGATTCAAGGTGAATACCATGAACCACCCATCATCATTAGTATGAATTTAAACGTACAAGAGGGAACTCAATGACAATCTCTATTGGCACTTTTGTCGGTGTGGATATTTCGGTGGCTCCTAAGGCTGCCGCTAAAAAAGGTTTTGGTACCTTGGTGTTTGTAACACCGAACGCCACCTTCTTGCTTGCTGGTGAGCGTTATCGTCCTTACGATAGCTTTGAAGCAGTGCAAGTAGATGCCCCATCTGGTGAAGTATATGAGGCAGCAAAAGCCTATTACTCCCAAAATCCGGCCCCTCTCAAATTCATCGTGTGTGGTGTGTTTGGTACTGCTCGTGCAGCCACTTTGACCAGTGGAGCCGTTGAGTCTTTGGCAAACCTCAAGCTGGTAACGGCAGGTGGTTTTACTCTGACAGTGAATGGTGTACCGATTGTAATTTCCAACATTGATTTGTCCGGTATTGTGGACGAAGAAGATGCCGTTGCAATCCTTCAAACAGCCCTCGGCAGCTCTGTAGTTGTTTCCTATGTATCTAATGCATACGTAATTACGACCACCCTTATCGGAGCAGAAGCTACCTTGGCATACCCGACCTCAGACGTATCGGGACTGGCAAGTGTATTGGGCCTGACCCAAGTAAAAGGCGCCACCATTATAGATGGTAACTCCCAAGAGACTCCAGTGGAAGCTTTGGGTAAGTTTGTGTTGGCCTCTTATGACGGCTATGGCATCGTGACTGACCGAGTATATCGAGACACAGAAGATTCCATAGATGTAGCGGAATGGGTTGAAGCATCTAAAAAGGTGTACTTCAATACCACCAACGACCCAACAACCTTGCTGCTGGCAGGTCTGGGTACAGGCAGTTCTGCAAGTCGCCTTAAGGCAAAGAGCTTAATGCGTACCCTGACTTCTTACAGTTCACATCCGGAAGAATATCCGTCTGCATCTGTAGCTGGTCGCGCATTCACTGTCAACTTCGAAGGCACCAATACCACCATCACCCTGATGTATAAAAAGCTTCCGGGAATTACAGTGGAAGACCTCGGACCGTCTGAGTATGCTGCACTGGTTGAGAAGAATGCCAACGCATTCCTCGATGTAGGTGGCAACTCCATGTATGCAACTTCCGTCATGGCTAATGGAAACTGGTTCGATACCGTCCATGGTACTGACTGGATGCAGAATCATATGGAGACTGGTGTATTCAATCTGGTATACCAAACTCCGAAGATTCCTTACACTGACGTAGGTGTAGGCATGGTGGTTCAACGTATGGAAATGACTTTCCGTCAAGCCATCCGTAATGGCCTGATTGCCCCAGGAACAACCGCCGATGGTGAATATCTGCCGCAAGGCTTTAAAATCATGACGGTTCCGGTTGCAGAAGTTGATGCAGCTGATAAAGGTGCTCGACTCTATCGTGGCATTACATTCAAGTGTACTGGTTCTGGCGCGATTCAGTTCGTCAAAATCACCGGCACTTTCGACGAGTAAGGAGCAATAATGAAGCAGTATAGCTTTTATAGTGTTGACCTGCTGCTTGATGGTGTACCTGTAACAGGGTACACCCAAGGCAACTCCATCATCACTGCCGCTCGTACAGCGCCTCAGCATCTGGATTTCATGGGTGCTCGTGGTGAAATGTCTGTAGCGACTATTGCAGACCAGAGTGGTGTAATTACCTTCTCTCTTCTGCAAACTTCCGATTGGAACCAAATCATGCAAGCTCGTGCCATGCTCGACCAGAATACCGGTCTGTCTGGTAACAAAGCAACCTTCACTCCTTTCCAAGCAATGATTAACGATAAGATGGGTGATACCCTCGTTACTGGCGTCAACGGATTCATTCCGAAGCAGCCCGACATTGTTCGTGGTATCGGTATCGTGACTGTTACTTGGGCTCTGCGTTTTGAAGAAATCTTCTTCGTCCGTGGCACCTATGAGAACGTAGGTCTGTAAGGAGTAGTTATGGCTTGCCAAAGTAGCAATGCAGAAATCAAAGGTCATACCGTGTTTGCACGGCAATGGCCTGCGAGTAAAGCAATGGCTATGCAGCTTAGACTTCTCAACGTAATGGGGATTGATGCAATCCCCTTTATTGAGGGCAATGCTAAGTTTAAGCATATCCTGCGCCTATCCAGAATACCTGACAAGACTACAGAAGAGATTCTGGAAGTTGTCAAAGAATTCATCTATTGTGCCCGTATGGATGGCAAAGAGATTACCCCTGCAACATTCGATATCGAATTCAGTGGTGACTTGATGCTGGCATATAAAATCTTTGGCTTCGTCTGTGAGGTTCAATACAAAGATTTTTTCGAACAAGGGCAGGAAACCCCAGAGGTGAAAGAATCTCAAGCCGAGAACTCCTCAGTCAAGCAGTCAACGGGGGAGGAGGACTAGAGATTTCCGAAGCGGAAGTTCTTGCCCAACGATACCCGAACGTTAACTACTTTCTTCATCGACCACTATTAACTAGCCCGCCAATGATTGCTCTTAAGGATTTAAGTGACGGGTCTTATAGCATAGACGACATACAGTTGTTGCACGAAATCTTAGACCTTAAAGAGGAGATTAGTAAAAGTGGCGAACAAGAAAATTGAGAATATTCAGATGGCTGCCCGTAGAGTATACGGGGATTCTGATTATGAAAAGTATCTGGAACCCTCTTTTAGTTCTTACGATACTTCTGATTACAAAATGCTTCTGTCACAGTTCAATTCTCGTCAGACTATTGCAGCTGAGACTGGGAGGATGTTTGACCAAAAGGTAGCTTTTGGTGAAGCAATGATGGCTGTAAACAACTACAAACAAGAGACTACCAATGCAGCTCCACCTGATGAATTCAACGATATGTTCAAGACTGTCTATGAGGCAGCAGGATATAATGAAGAGGGTGAAGAGTATTCCTATGATGCAGGAGAAGTAGATGGGTCTTCTTGGAATAGTCCAAGCGCAACGTTTGCAAGTAAGTTAGGAAGAGAGGGCGCACAAGTATTAGGGTATCATCTTGGTACTGGTGGCGAACATGTTCCTGCTGACAAACGTAAAGCTTGGCAGCGCAATATGGATAAGGCTGGAAAAGCTGGACTCCTAGATTCTATCGCAGTTCACAAAGATGAAATGCGGTATCATGATGCGAAAGCACTTGGTGGTGAAGAGCACCTGTATCAACAGATTCTCAAACACAATGACATAGCCAATACGGATATGTTCACCAACCAATCAGTAAGCATGAAGAAAGATTTGGAAATGCGGGACAAGAACCGCAAGTCTTTGAACGCCTTAACACGCGCTATACTTCCTCAGGATGCCCCAAGGGAATGGCGTATGGCAACAATGAATTCATTGTTCAAGAATATTCCAAAGTTTCGAAGGGCAAATAATGTAGGCTATGGCAAGTATGGTATTCAGGCTGGCTATAAGTCAGACATGATTAAACAGCTTGTTGAGCTGGCACCATCCTACGAAGGACAAAGAGCACAGCTGCCGAGATTCATGCAAGATAATAACAACATGACTCGGGAAGAATGGAATGCTGAACGACTTGGTTTGCAGAGCGGTCTAGATGATGTATGGGATTACGCCACAGCCGGTGGTGACAAGGAATATGGTCACCTCTTTGACAAACAAGAAGACAACCCTTTCTTAGAACAGATTGATGAACTCTCCAGAGTATCGGATGAAAATAATGCGTCTTACTTGACAACAGGCTCAGGAGACGAGCAAGAAGAAAAAGAATCGAACGTACTCCAAGCAATGGGGTTGGAAAATACCTCAGAGAACAGTGCTAAGCTGCGTAACTATAAAGAAGGGGAACTCACTCTTGAAGATGTGATGAACCCTGATGTAGATGCAATTGATGGGCGAAGGGACTTAACTAAAGTAGGTGGCAAAACCAAGGATGTTGAATCCGCTGGAGAAGCTCCGAAACAGGCAGAAGCATTTGTGCAATCTGTTAAGAGTTCCAAATCAATTGAGCAGATTAATGCTGCACATAAGCAGAAGAGAAACAAGGCTCTCGGGGTAGGAAAGAATACCCAAACTGCAATACAAGAAACAGTTGCTACAGCACAAGCAGGACAAAGCACCCAACAGATTGATGATGCGAAAGCACATGAAATCTTGAGGGCAGCCGGTCTTAGTGTTTCTGATGCGCCTCAACGTAGCCAGCAATGGCATGATGAACGCAGAGGAATACTAACTGGGTCAACTGCTCAAGCAATGACTAAGAATGCCAAAGGTAGCACTCAGTCAATCCTTAATAGTCAGATGGGTATTGAAGAGAAAAGCAATATCATGTTCGATACTATTTTCCAACGAGGTCAGGATGCAGAAGAAGGCATTCAGAATTGGCTTGGTGGAAAGTTTAAGGAAGCTGGGCAGAATTACGGCATAGGCAACACTGGCCTTATTCGTGACCCAAGTAATCCCAACCTTGGCTACTCTCCTGATGGGATTGTATTTGACAGGGATGCTGGAGAAGCTGTAGGGCTGGCAGAATATAAGTCTGTGGGTCAGATAACTCGTGGTGACGAGGCTTGGGCTAAGAAGTATGACGCTCAAGTGCAAATGGGTATGGCGTTAACAGGTCTGGATAAGACTTGGCATGTGCAACACAAAGCACCTAAGGGAGCTTGGGATACTGAGGAGTATCATGCGCGTGAAGTAAATCGCGACCCAGAGTTTGACCCGAATATGAATAAGATAGCAGAGCGTCGTGCTTTGCTGGATGCATATAAGGGCCAAAGAGAAGATAAAGACTTGGTGCAAACCATGTCTACACTGTCTAACAAAGACGTAGAGAAGTTCAGCAATCTTTACCAAACAGCCGACAATGTGAAATCAGAGTCCGACAAAGACAGAATCAAAGCAGGACTTCTGGAAGCTTACGAAACAATGGCAAGGGATGGTGGGGATAAGTATCCAGCCGCTCTGTCAAATCGTAAGAAAGATGAAGAGAAAGCCGAGAAGGTCAAGGCCAAAGAAGAAGCAAAGCGCGAGAAGGAAGAAGAAAGAGAACGTGCTCAACGTGATGCCAGATACTCCCATGCGTTTGGAGTTGCCAATAGAATATTTGGTGGCGGCACTGAACAAGTGCTTGGTGGTGCAACAGAAGCCCTTAGTGAAATGGGGATATTCGGCGACATTCTCAAGACGGGTATTAACGTATCCAAGACAGCATTTACTACAGAGCGAGAGTATCGCAATGCAGTAGGCACAAGTATGGATACTGGCTATGAAGATGGCTTTGGTTTACGTGGTGCGAGAGCTGGTCTTGAATCTCTGGGGCTTGATGCAAATCAGGCAACAGGTACAGCGACAAGTATTGCATCTGCAAGAAACAAAGCATTGCTTGGTGATATTTCAGGCATACAAACTATCTCTGCCGGTACTCGTGGGCTTATTACACCAGAAGACATTATTGCAAATGGTGAGAACCCAGCGAAGCTGATGGAGCTGTTTACCGAACGTGCCAAGCGTAATGGTTGGTCACAAGGTCAAATGGCTGGTGCAGCTGAGTTGTCAGGGCTGGCAGGATTTGCAAGGGGTAACTCTTTCAAGACTGACAGCGACTATCAGGCAGCCCAAACATTAACAGATGCCGGTAAAAGCTATGGCACTACTCCTCAAGCATTTATGACTGAGGCAGCAAGAGGCGCTACAGAATCAAACCTGATGCTTAATGCGGGCAGTAATGAGACTCTGTGGAATGCTGGTGCGGCTATAAGCACTACTATGAGTGGGATAAATAACACAAGAAAGACTGTTAATGAAACAGCGAGTAATGTGGCTCAATCTGGAAGCAATCTTCAACAGGGGATTGTGGACAAGTATGGAGACTTTGTAAGTGCTGCTGCTGATAAGTGGGGTGTTGCGAAAGAGTCTATATTTGCACTGATTGAGCAAGAGTCTCATGGTAATCCGAATGCTGTGAATAAGAGCTCTGGTGCATCTGGTGTCCTACAGTTTACTGAGGATTCTGCAAAGCTTTACGGCATCGACCCGAAAGACCCAGCTCAAGCTATTGACGCAACAGCCAGAGGTTTGAAGGAAGCAATGGACAAAGGGTATAGTCATATTGATTCCCTGCGTCACCACTTTGCTGGGCCAGATAAAGCTAAGTGGAAAGAGAAGACTAATGCTTATGGCAATGAGGTTCTACAGAAAGAGGAAGGATACCGTAAACTGCTCTCAGTTCACCAGACCGACCCCAAACTGTATAGCCCGAATCTGGGCAAACAGGAGATAGACGTCAACCTGAATTTCAAAGGTACAACTGTTGATGCTTCTGTGGTTCAGAATGGCAAGACTGTTAAACAAGGCCGCTACAATGTAGGTGGTGGCAGTTAAGGAGTAAGTATGCTTTGGGGTAGAAAAATAGAGATAGAGTTCTACGATGCCGGCAATGAACGCGAGAAGCTAGTAATTCCGGGATTGAACGAACTTAGAATCACTGTGCAGTATCACGCAACCTTAGGGTTTGGTGCAGACAGCGCAGAGATTAAAATCTACAACCTTAGCCCACAAGCAATCGAGGCCCTTCGAGTATCTTACAAAAAATTAGGTATTCGTGTTTATGCAGGATATGCGGGAACTGTCTTCACAGAAGGTGTGTTTGACAAAGACTCGATGGAAGAAGCCGAGAGTGCTGGGGATACGTCCCCGTACTCTCTACTTTTTGTTGGTGTGGTAAATACGATGTACGGTCGCAAAGACTTCACAGAACACATATCCACACTATTCTGTATTCCCAAAGCTTCTGATTGGGGTGCTAAGACTGTAAAAGTAAGGACGAAAGGTTTAACTCTTAGACAAACAGTTGATGCTCTTGCAGCAGATGCTGGATGGTTTAATGAAGACAATACTTCTTTGGTTCGGTTTAATGCCGTAGCAGAAGATGTATTAAATGCAAAGTTAGGTAGCCTCACATTTGAAGGTTCACTTGTGTTCTGTCTGGACAAAATTATGACTCAGGCAAATCTTACGTATAAGTTAACCCCTTCTGGGATTGACATCTACGAACAGCCGAAACAGGCTGTTGGTAATACGCACGACGAGAGTTATGAGAACAGGCTAGCCAAAAGCAACCCTCGAAATGTAGTCACGCCTTTCCTAGATGATGTTAAACAGACACCGGAGAGGTCACTATCAGGTTTGCAAGTAAAACTTCAAATGGATGCTGTTTATCTCCCAGGCCGAATATTAGATGCAGTTGAACTACTTTCAGTAGGGAGCTCAGTTGAAGATGAACAAAACCGTGGAAGAGGTGTTCAGCCTTTTAGTAACGGTATCATCAACTACGACTCAGGGAAAGATTACCTGTTTCGTAACGATATCTATATAAGCTTTCTGGATTTCAGGTACTACTTCATAACAGGAGTTACCCACGATTTAGATACGCATGGCCCATCATGGGATACCACTGTGACCGCAATGGTAACCAACTATAACTACTCTGACCCATCAACCGGTGTTTTATATAACGTACACCCTCAAGGAGGTATGCATTGAGTAATAAGCATGTGTACGGGAAAGCACTGATTATGTATAACAGAGTTCCCACAGGTGTTGCAGTTGCTCCAGTAAACTCAGACCCTGACAGCAAGAACACTTATCACGACTCAGAACTTCAACCTAACAAGGATGGAGAGCTCTCTACTGTAAGTGATACTTATACAGGTGTGGATGGAGAATCTATCTCTGACCAAGGCTCAAGCTGGAAAGTCATTGAGTGGGACTGTGTTATTAAAGAGACTCACTCAGTGAGTAATGAGATAACCAAGTACCCTGTCCAAACAGGTTTTGTGGTTGCCGACCATACCATACGAGCAAACCGACTTCTCTCATTGAAAGGTATAATTGTAAACGTAGGACTTATGCCACAAGGCGTAGACTATGCAATTGACCTTGCATCGAAGGCTGGCGGTGCATTACTTGGTTCAGGCGCTGGAGCAATCATAGGCAGCATTATTACTAAGGCAAGGAATGTATTTTCCGATACTGGTAGCAGTGAGAACAGGGTAAGGTCAGTGTTTGAGGAGCTGCAACAGCTATGCCTTAAAGGTACAATAGTTCACGCATCCACAATATTGGGGCCATATGTAAACTGTGTAATTAGAGATGTGAAGGTAACCCAAGATGTAAATACTTCCTCTGTTCTTATAGTTGATATTTTACTGGAAGAACTGCAAGTGAAAGGAGATATTAAGGATTATTCAAGTACAATTCGTACCTCATTGGATGAACAGGCAAAGACCCAGTTGCAGTGGGATGAGTATGCTAAAGCACTAGGCATTAATGCCTCAGTAGTTGTAGGAGGGTTATTCGGTGGCCTATAGAATACCATTCAAGATAAATACAAGTGTGGAGTTTTCCTATGGGACTCTTCGGGTAACTCTGGGGCCAATACGTTGGAATCCTTATTTCGAATGCTGGATGGCAACGTACAAAGATTCAGCAGGAGCACTACTTTACAACATCCCATTAAGGGCTGGAGTTGATTGTCTTCTAGGGATGAATGTGGGGCTGCCATCTTTGTTTGCTATTAACAAGTATGATATGAAGTCTGACCCAACAATAAATGGGGATTTCTACCTCTTTGTTATTGATGAAGGCGATGTACCAGAGGAGGTTTAAATGCTAGACATGGCTCGAACTTGCTATCCTGGGAAAATAGTCTCCTTTGATGCAGAGACCCAAACAGCAACAGTAAAGATGGCTATGGAAAGGTATCACTCCAACATGGACTACTACTACAAGAAAGTTGACAGGGAAGATATTGATGATGTACCTGTTCACTTCATGCAGTGTAAGGAGTTTGCACTGACCATGCCAATTATGGCTGGGGATGATTGTTTGATTTGGTTTGCCCACAGAGGGTATGACCATTGGTTGTATGAAGGGAATATGGAAGCGGGGACCGATTCTCGTGGTTTTCCTAAGCCACAACTGATGCGAGTCAATGACCAATCAGATGCATTCGTTACTGTAGGTTTCAATCCTGTTGTGAGAAGTATTCAGGGCTTTAATATGGGTGCGCTGGAATTGCGAAGCAAAACTGGAGCCCAAAAGATAGCCCTGAATACTGGTGGAAGTATTGACATACATAATCCAAACAGTCCCGTAAATGTAAACTGTTCTGTAATGACTGTGAATGCAACAAGCAAGATAGTTCTTAATACGCCAACAGTGGAAATTACTGGGGATGTGATTGGAGAAAAGACTGCTACATTTACAGATACCGTCACAGCAGCAGATTTCATCATGGGTGGAGTAATGGTAATGGCTGGTGCAGCTGCCAGAAAGCTTTCAGAGCTTATTCAGTTCTACACAGGGCACACTCATAACTACACTGACAATGGTGCACCTATGATAACCCAGCCTCAGAATGATGCGTGAGGTACTATGGCTAATCTACTTTTAGATTCCAGTGGAGATATAATTCCTGGAAAAGGAATGGCAAGGATATATGGAGTGCAATACGTTGCGCAACTTACTAAGAACAGGCTACTCACTATTTTGGGTGAGTGGGACTTAGACCCTACCATTGGCTTTCCTTGGGTGAGTGATAGCTATAAAGGTGCGACTCAAATCAGCACACTAGTAGGACTTATCAAATCCACTATTGAAAATACGAAAGGTGTATATGGGGTAACTTACCTAGATTACACCGTGGATGGGAGGAACCTGCTGGTACAGTTTGAAGCCTCCTCAATCTATGGCACATTTACTCAAGAGGTAATATATGGCTAACGTCCTTGATGTAGGTGTTCGTAACGAAGGCTTTCTCAACACAGAGCGAAGCACTATTTACACCATCATCGCAAACAAACTCAGGGCATCTTTTGGTGCCCAGTTTGATGTAAGTCCAGAATCTCCTGATGGTCAAATCATTGGGGCTGTGGCCGACATTGCAAAGCAAGTTCTTGATGTATGTGAGGAAGGGTATAATAGCTATAACCCTTCGGCAGCTTATGGCACTGGTCTTGACCAAGTAGTCAAGCTTAACTATATCGAAAGGTTTGTGAATACTTTCACTAAAGTGACAGTAGAGTTGGCAGGTGAGAACGGAACCATAGTCCCCGAGGGAGCTTTGGTACTTGATGTGGCAGGATATGAGTATGCCGTAAAGGAGCAAGTATTTCTTCCAAGTTCGGTGACCGCTATATGCACAACTCCTGGCCCAATAAATGTCTCAGCTCATGAAATTACAACCATTAAACCTGGCCATGAAGTTAATGGTTGGACTGGTGTTGATAATCTTGAAGCTGGATATCCTGGGGTCACTTATGAAGAAGACCCAGTCCTTCGCTCCAGAAGAGACAATAGTACAATTATTGCCGGCACTGGGCCCATTGATGCAATCTATGAAGCTCTTCGCTTTCAAGGTTTGAAGTTCGTGACTGTTGTAGACAATGACAGTGATGAAACAGTTAATGGGCAACCGCCTGCCACCATCCAAGTAATTGTAGAGGGTGGTACAGCATCCGAGATAGCTGGGGCGATATTCAGAACAAAGGGAGCAGGCATACGGACTTACGGCTCAATCAGTCAGGTAGTAAAAGACCGTAATGGTTACGATAAAACAGTCAAATTCTCAAGGCCAAGTGCAGCAGAAGTATTTATGGAAATAGATATTAAGCGACTTAAAGGTAGCTCAAACGAGTCAGAAGACCAAGTGAGAGCTGCTGCAATGGCTTACGTCAATGAGGCAAAGATTGGTCAAACAATTATCTGGAGTGAACTACTGTCATACATTGTAGCAAACACAGAGCTTATCTCTATACGGGATTTACAAATTGGTCGCTCGGCTGGAGTGCTTCTTCCTGATGATGTAGTGGTAACCCCATATGAAAAACCGAAAGCAACTGTAACAGGAGTAATCATTAATGTCCTTCCTTGAGACAAATGTCCAAAGGAATTTGTTAGGACTGGTAGATGATTACGGTACCAAATACCCTAACATACAGGAGCGCCTTGGTAGACTCCTAATAAGTCAGTATAAAGAATCGGATAACTTGAAGCAATATATTTCAGACCTGCTTTGCGTATTCGAGGATATTATGCAGGCAGCAAAAGAGGTAGTAACCCTCAGGTATATTGATGCAAGCTACGGAGCACAGATGGATGTTGTTGGGCATATCGTAGGACAAGCTAGACGCTTAGCAGGCTCAAAGCCTCTTGGTTATTTTGGTTATTACGAAAACCCACAGGCACAAACCCCATCAGTCGGAGATGACACAAACAGCCTATTAGGTGGAATACTTAAAGGAGACTTTGACCCAGATAGTACAGACTTTGTACTCACAGACTCAGAGTTCCTTAAAGCTATTTATGCCAAGATATTGAAGAATGTCTCAAACACAATAACTGACGATGTGTTGCAATATGTAGACCTGATACTGGCCATGCCGGTAGATTTAGAAATGATAGAGTCAGATGTAGCAAATGCGGTACATCTGAGATTTCACACTACTTTAAGCCTAACCCAAAAAGCCTTAGTGTCTACACTCATTAAAGCTATGAAGGTTGGCGGTGTCCGGTACACAATGGAAGATGACCAAGGTGAGATTGATATCAATTTCGATGGTATTGCAACTATAAGCTAAGGAGGCGTAATGAACCGTTTTGATTTACGCCTTTGGGCGAGTGGGGCAACTGCCGCAACAATTGACCCAGACTTAGATGCGTCCCACCCTAGTGGGCATGGAGGCCCAGGAAAGTATGCATTGGGCTGGGTTCCAGAAAAAGAACCACACCAATGGATTAACTTTCTGTACGGTGCCCAAGAGGAGGCCATAGGTAAAGGTCTATCCAGCGGCATATTTCCAAGAGAAAGTTCGGTAAGTTACAAGCTTGGTGCCCTTACACATTCTCCCACAACAAGGGTGATGCAAGTTGCACTGGTAAATGCACCGACACTTGCAAGTCATTGGGGAGATTGTGCAGCAGGCAATTCAAAGTCTGTAATGGATGCATGGGTATCCTACAATACAACGACCATGAATACCCACATAGGTAAGAAAGGGCCAACACAAAATGCCCATAATACCACAGTAGGTCAGGCAGGTGGGTACACGAAGGAAGAGGCCAACACAAAAAACAATGTCAACCTCTTAAATATCAATAACCACAAAGCCAATAACTCTAACCCACATCAAGTGAGTTACGTACACCTAGGTGCACTATCTGCTACACTGGGTGGCACTTTTACTGGAACAGTAAATATGTCAGACATTAAGTTGACAGCCACCACAGGGGTAAGAAGTACAGAGCTGTATACTGCGAATGAGGGTTTTGGTATAACTAGTGTCCCTTGGTTAAGCGTGACAGGCCAAGAAGTGTTGACAGAAAACTCATATCCAAGGCTAAGAAACGCGCTAGAGCCATCTTTTGCCTTGCCACCAGAAGACATATTTATTCCTTTGGAGGGTTCCTTATCCTCACTGTCGTCTGGTAATTTCATTTTGAACTTTACCAGACCATCGACATTGAGCTATACAGACCGTTCAGGGGCATCATTGGTGGCCCCTATTGATGAGCCAGCTTTCGGTGTTCTTGGAATGAAGCTTTCCACAGATTATGTCCTGCAATTTATTGGGAATATGTCTGGTGCAGCAACTGTGAGTTTTGAGTTGGATGGGCAGACCAAGGTGTATTCTATGACCATGTCAAACGATAACCTAAGGACATACCTAGGCACAGTAGGTAATGTAAAGAATCTGCGGATATGGCTGACTCCACTCACAACCAATCAAAAAACTATGCTGGGAGCAAATAATGGCTAATGCAAAAAATCTGAGTAGGGTGTGGGCAACATCTCCGCTCATGCCTGTCAGAGACCCCGGATTGGATAAGTGGAATTTAGGTTTTATTGCAGAGATACCCACCTACCAAGTCCTTAACTACATTCATAACAGAATGGACACAAACATCTTAGCTCTTGCAGAACGTGGGGTGTTTGAATGGGGCGGAGATATATCTTATTTTAAAGGTGCCTCTGCATGGGATGCCAACGGAAAGGTATATATTGCTAAGGTAGCAAACCCAGATAAGACAAAAACACCCTCAACAAATGCTGCTCAGTGGGAAGAGTCGGTGATACAAGTACCGAAAGCGCAATTCACTACCGTAGAGAATCTTGTGTCAAGCCATATAGCTAATATGGCAAACCCACATAACCTGACGGCTGCGCAACTCAATACCTACACAAAGCAAGAGTATGATGCATTCATATCTACCACCAACCAAAATCTCGCTACTCACATGGTGGACTACACAAATAGCCACAGGGTAACTGCCTCACAAGCTGGGGCAGTTCCTATAACAGGTGGCACTTATACTGGCCAAGTATTGTTCTCCACAGCCATAATAGGATTGGGAGCAAATACTACAAATGCCGTTCAGTCGACAAGTGGTAAAGTGTTTCTTAAAAAAGGTACACTGGAGCTAGGTATTAATGCTGCGGGTAAAGCATACTTCAAGAATGCGACTGAAACCCTACTGCTGGATGAAGCCCTGTTTTTGACCTTGAAACGTACCAACGAGGTATTGTATGCAGTGCCTCAACCCGATGTGGAGTATAACTTCCTCTCAGATGTAAATTGTCTGAGAGGTATGGGGTATTCAGAGTTTGTGAGTGCGGGCGGAAAATCCTATCTAAATAAAGAGGGCGTAACTAGAGTGGCACTGGTCGACGAGCCAAGACATACCGTATCAGGTATAGCATTCATCGACAATACAGAAACACTTAGAATAAATCGGACTTATGATGGCAAGGGTTTTACTGAATATACTGAACAAGTAGAGGTATACTTTGACTCAGCAATCATTTCTGCGTCAATAGGCATAGCAAAAGAGTATTCTTTTGGTGGCCAATTGCTGTATGGGTATAGCGATAATTCGGTTCGTTTTGAGATAATGGATGGAGTAACTAAAAAATCAGTAGTAGTCTCTCCAGCAATTACATCTGGCAGGCATACGATTACAAAGGTATTTAAAGCCTCTGGAGAAGTCCGTCTGTATTGGGATGGAATCTATGCAACTAGCATAACTTACTCGGCCCTCCCAAGTAGGAGTGGTTGGGAATGGACCAGATTCATGGAGACTTTGGCAGGTGCAAACACAAGCCACTATAAACTGCAAAGGTTCCGGTGCTGGGCACTCCCACTATCCGATGCGCAAATATCAACCCTTTAAGGAGGTCATATGAAAGTAGGTTACTCTTTTGAGGGACTGGTAAATAAATTGTTGCTTGTGGATGCGTCTGCTGTACATAAGGCAGGAGATGAGACTGTTGCAGGACTTAAGACATTTTCTACCTGCCCTGCAACTTCTGCGGTGCAGGGAGCAAGTGGCGGGCACCTTACAAGAAGGGATTTTGTTCAGGCAGAACTGAATAAGAAACTTAATCTTACTGGTGGTACGATAGATGGTGGACTCACAGTAACAGGGAATGTGAATGCAAGGGGCTCCCTGTTTGTAGCAGATGTAAATACTATAGGGGTAAGTGCCACCATTTCCCGCTTCGGTGATTTCGCAAGAGAAGTGGTACTAAATGCAGTGGGTAGCCTACTCTATGTATCGCCAGATGCATCAACCAAGCACAGGGTGTATCACGAGGGATTTATACCTAATGCCTCTGCCACAGGGGCAATCCCGATAACTGGTGGAGAAGCATCTGGCAAGCTTGGGGTAGGTCTTCCTTTAGGGGCTGCCGGATTTCCAGTAGACTGGATTAATGATGCAAACCACTACCTTAATCGGGCAATGTTCGTAGGCCGGATAGGTAACAATGCCGTGTCGATGTTTGGTGACAATAAAGAAAACTCACGGCATATGGGTATTCAAGTTGGCCATGCCGATGTAGGATACAAAAATCCCGGCTTCCTTAGCTTACAGCCATTCGGTGGCTCGGTAATCATTGGTATTGTTACTCCAATAAAAGGTGCCCTGCAATTACGTAATGGTGCCTCCCTTAGCATGTTCAGTGGAAGCGGCACATACTTCCACCAGTATGCTGACGAAAGCTACTTGCGTTGGGGTAGTGGTGCCCTTGGTGAGACCTTAATGATGTCTGTGAATACATCAGGACTCACAGTGGCCGGCAACGCAACTGCTGGCGGAACCATAACAGCAAAATCTTCCGCAGGTATTAACTCATTAGATGGCCTGAAAAGGATAGCTATTGAAGCAGCAGACACAGGAGCTCCGTACATAACTACGAGAGCCACTGGAGAAGCATCTGCAACAAAGGCGCTCACGTTCAACCCTGCCGAAGTATTTAGTCACAAACGCCTGACCGCGAATGAAATGCGGGTAGCAACCATATCGGGCATCCGCTTCTCCTCATCAGAGACTTTATCAGGTAGCACTTGGTCACTGAATATGGGTTCTACTGGCGGACTGGGTATAAACCGGTATCAGGACGGTGTATACGTAGACACACCATTTGTACACACTGGAGCTGGTGCAGTTAACAAAGGTACATTTGTATCGGAAGGTAAAATAACCACCAAGTCAGGCAAGATAGATATTGAGGGTGCTGGTAATGTTGCATTTGAATTTATTCAGCCAGGCATAAATGCCGTAATAATGTATAAGCCAGCCAACCAGACGACCATTAACTTTGGTCGCTCAAATGGTGGCGGTGGTGAAACTCTTAACTATGCAGTTCTTAGTTATGATGCCTTAGATATATCCGGCCGATTCCAGTCAATGAAGTCAACAGCTCGACAATGGGGTGATGGTGGTGTTGCACATCTTCTGGGTAAAACAGAGGCAGCAACTCACAGCACCCTATATGCAATGACCTCCAAACAATTGGACAGAGGAAATCTGTGGAGCCTTGAGTCAATAACTGGTGTTATGGCATTTGACTCATTAGGGGATACGGCACATACATTATCCATGCGTGGTCAAGGCTATATCTCATCTTGGTTCTTTAGAAACAATGGGTTACTTAATTCCCCAGCTGGCTGGTATATTCAAGAGGACGGTGACCTCTTCCTGCCTAACTTTGGGAAGACTATGACTAACTGGGCCCAAAGTACATTTGCACCTATTTACCACACTCACACTGCCTATCAAGGTAACTACGATGTAACGCAAGGAGTTTGGGGTGCCATTGGTGCCTATGTATTTGCTCAACTCTATCCTGCTGGCCCTTATGGGGTAGTGAATCCTGGAACGCGGGTAGCTGGTGCAGACCTTCGCCCCACCTCTTGTGATTTTGACATAGATGATATGCATGGGACACCACTTCCAGGAACTTGGCAGTGCCAAGGCTTTGTCAGAGGTGGTGCAGTAGGAGAAAATGATTGGATGGCTCACAAGTCTCTTTGGATTCGGATAGCATAAGGAAACCTGATGGCTAAGATTGAAGTGGTGGGGGCTAAGGCCCCTGTTTGGGCAGACCATGAAAACACTGCAATAACTCTGCTTGTACGATTCTCTCATATGCCTTCGGAGGAGATACTGTTTACAGCATCCCCCAATGATGCCGAAGAACATGGAAGAGAGCTGTTTGCATATGCAAAGTTTGGAAAGTATGGAAAGGTATCTGCCTGCATTGCACCAACTAAAGAAAAGATGCTTGAGGACAGTTTTCCTGTCAGGAAGCAACTTGCTTTAGAAAAAGTAGAGAAGATGATTACTCCTCTGGCACGAGCTGCCAGACTTGAGTTGGCGTCAAAAGAGGAGTTGGCCGAGCTGAATAAGTTGGAAATATTTAGCATAGAGCTGATGCGTTCCAATGGACCAACTCTACCAACAATGCAATAAGGAGCTATAAATGTTTACAAGTAAAAGTTTTGGCACCTATGAACTTCGCTGTCACTGCGCATTGTGTGACCGAAAGGCTCCACACAAATTGCAACAGAGTGCACTGGACTTGCTTCAAAAGCTGCGTGATGCCTACGGAAAGCCTTTGTCTTTGACTTCGGCATACCGTTGTCCTCGCCATCCTGTAGAAGCAAAGAAAGCAAAACCCGGCCAACATGGTCAAGGGACTGCATTCGATATCAAGGTAACTGATGGTGCTATGGCATACCAGATTCAGAAGCTGGCCTTTGAGCTGGGCTTCACTGGTATTGCCTTGGGCAATGGCTTTGTTCATGTGGATACCCGCAAGTCTACTCCGGTGTCTTGGAGGTACTAAATGACAGCAAAGCGTTTCAGTGAGTTCACACCGATTCCACTGGGACAAAAGATGAAGGTAGTGGGCTTGTTCGGAGTTGAGAATACAATCTCAGAAGAACAAGTCTACCTTCTCTCCCAAGAAGAATTTGTACAGGTTCAGGAGGATGCCGCAAAGGCCCTACTTGATTCTGAGGATGCCGTAATTAAAGCAGATGCAGCAACAGCTAAGAACTTGCTGCAAGACCAAAGCCTTGAAGATTTATCCCAAGGACTGGTGGCAGTTAATGAGAAGGTTGATGCATTACCAGAAGTGCCGGTACGTAAAAAAGACTGAGGTAACCTATCTTGGACTCAACCAACTGTTGACAGCCAATACCAACTACAACTTGGTAACTCTCTTGAAAGCCTTGGTTGCAACTTCCGGCACTCTAGCACCATTCTTTAACACATCTTCTGACAAGATGAATGTGTATGCCGAAGATTCTTCTGTACTGTTCAAGTTAAGTTTGTCTGGAGCATGGACAGGAACTCAAACGAGTAACCGTTCAATCCAGTTGGATTTTGTAGGTACGAATGGAAACCGTCTTACAAAGTCTCGTGACGAGTCAGTAATAACGGATGTTATAACTCTAGTTTCTTTCTTCTCTGTAGATGCCGCAGGCTTTCTTGTTAATAATGGAACAGCCCCAATCCTTAGGTCGAATGGGAACAATTTCACAATCTCCGAAGTTACTCTCATTGCTGAGCAAGTAACAACCCAAACATCCATATCTGAGAAATGAGGTAGTAGTATGCCTGTTACAGAGAAAGGTTTGATTTACGTCTTGGCTCTTGTAGGCATCTTCTTTATCAGGGAAGGTTATCAGGACATTAAGGATACAAAGGCCAATACTGCCGTACAGCTAGCAGCTCTTAAACTGAATGCAGACCAGCAGTTACACATGACCAAAGCAATCGTAAATCGTCTTGATGAAATGAGTGCTAAGAATGACCAACTTGAACTTACAGTCAAAGGAATTGAGGGCAGTGTTCTCTATTATGCTGGCATAAGTAAAAGTGGTGTTCCCAATAAGGTTGTCCTTGGAATCAATACTCCCAAAGGTGACCAGTTTCAAGTTGAATCCGAACTGTCAGATGTTCGATAATAAATAGGAGGCGTAATGAACGCATCACTGGTAAAACTCCTGACCTCTATGGGTACAGAAGTTCTCGTCATGCTCATGAAGCACGTAGCTAATTTGCTGCAAGAGCGAGCAGACGCAAAAGGTTTCGAAAAAGAACAAGCAGAAACTGTACACAAATTGTGTGAAGGTGTTGAGTGTTCTGTGGAAAGCAAAGAAGAAAGTAAGTAATTCTTTCTGCATTCCAAGAAACTGAATCAAATAATAAAGACTATTGAATGTTTGTGTGAAAAGTGCAGATATTCTTTAGTCTACAAGAATCTTAAAATAAGGGTTTTATTAATTCTTTATTTTAATATTTTTTTTTTTATCTTTATGACGGAGTCATCTTATTGTAACTCTATGGTGAACTTAAAGGTGAACATGTTGTGAAAGACTAGGTGAATTAATTTTTAAATTTGATGTGGCAGGTGTGTGGGCCCGTGTTTGTAGGTACTTAGATATGGTACCTACTTTTACATACCACTTCATCTGGAGAAATAACATGAACGTATCTACTCAAGCTATCCTGAATGCTAAGACCTGTGCTCAACTGTCTACCATGATGGAAGAGGTAGAAGCAATGCAAGCACTAATCATTACTCAATACGAGGCTATTGCAATGACTGAACAACAAGAGCTCAACATGCTTGAAGAGATTACACTGACAGAAGACCAATCAGCTACTATTACTGATGCTCGTGAAGTATATCATCGCGCATCCATTGCACATAACGACATGATACGTATGCCTGCTAAGTGTTCAGTAGGTGGCTTTGAAGAGAGTGAGTGTGAACTAACTCTTATCATAGATGAACTGAAAGCTCTTGGTCTTACTAAGGAAGCTGAGCATTGTGAAACACTTCACTCTCGTATGCTTACTACCTATGACGCATTCCTTATGAACAGCTAAGGCATGTAACACTTAACAAGCAGGGATAATGCAACCCTTGATGGAGTAGTCTGCCAGCAGGTTAGTAGGAGGCAACCTGTTGGCTTTAGTGGATTTTGGAACAAACACAGTGGCTCATTCGGTCTCAAGCTTCATGCATTGGATAGATAGCTGGTTAGTATGAAGTACAGCATCTGACCAATGCAAAGCAGCCATACCATATCCTGTGGAACAAACACAGTGACTATTCGGAACTCAGCTTCATGCTTGTATCCCTGACATTATCTGTCCTGATTTGATTACCTACTGGTCATAATATGGTGACTCCGTCACAGTGATTGTCATCGTTAACTTAAAAGAAATTGAAATAGTAAGTCATTACATTGGCTTATCTCTTGTCATCTTATGACGTAACCGATTGTCATCAAGGAGGTCATAATCTGGTGTCGAAGACACAATATAGATACCAGTGATTAGTGGGAATGTAACGGGGAACGTGAGCCGAAGGCGACTCTCCCTCATCCACTTTTTCAACACATATTCCCATTCAGTAGCTCATTGGTCATCACAAGTCATAATATAGTGACTTCGTCACACTCTGTATACCCATATAGTCATAATCCTTACAAAACTATGTGGAATCATACAATATGGTGTCTACGACACAACAAGCCACATTTGATGAAAGTATGCTAAACGTCATTGAAATGCCTGAAACTTTAGTTGATTTTGGGCTTGAACTCAGTGGATACTACATAGTCATCATTCATATTTCCACATACTCTCTACATAGGTGTACTCATGAAACATATCCTTCAAATCACGTTCTTCGTCATTGCAATGCTGTTAATTGGTAGTGTTAGAGCTGCTGGTACAATCTATGATGAAAGTAATCATAAAGTGTGTTTCATGGTAGGTGCTACTGAACAGTTTGCCATCAAAGGTCAAGAGAAAGCTGTGATGCTTGGTGAATATAAGCGTTATATGCGAGAAGCAAATCGGAGATTCCAAGAAGATACAGAATTCAATAATGAACTCTGTGCAAAGTCCATACAAAATGGTCATGACTTCGCTAATGAATTCATGGAAAAGCGTGCTGTACTTCATCACCGTAAAGGGTAATAAGATGAAACAATATGAAGTTGTAACCAAAGATAATACTCACATGTACTTCTGTGATGTAACTCATTTAAAGTTATTCCTTAAACTGTTTAAAGCAGAGTTTATCTGTGTTAACCTTAAGACAGGCTATATCTTCAAGTTTGATGTAGGTGGAAAGTATAATTATGTTGGCAGAATACGTGCCTAACATAGCCATTAGTTGATTATCCAGTAAAACAAACTGTGTTCTTCATTTACTTTATAGGTAATTATCATGAAAAAGAAACTCGTAACCATGACCTCCGTTGCTGATGCCACTGGTAAGATTTCTCAGTTCTTCTCTCAACTCTATCAAACCACTGCGAATCGCTTGGTTGTTAAAATGGCTGACAAGTTCGTTGGTGTTCGTGAGGAGAAAGATGATAATTCTGGACGTATCGTTCAGTCTGCTGAATTCAGTCAGTATCTGCAACTGTGTGGTAAGTATGCCAAAGCTGATGCTCTGGTAGTTACTTTCATGCTGCAAGATTGCTGGCCAGAAGTTGGCTTTGTAATCAATGCTGAGTGTATGCGCACTCAAGCTGAAATACATATCAATCGTGCCAACACATTGAATCGTGATTTGGCTAAGAAATGGGGAGTTGCTGAGTTTGTTCAACGTGATGCAGAATACATGGTCAGTTTGATGTGTGCTCTGAACTATATCACACTGGGTGCTGATGGATATGTTGTAACCAATGAATTCTGGTCAACAGTTCCACACTCTGCTGTTCTTCCTCAAGAAGAGCGTTGCACTCACGAGAATCGTCGTTTCGGTTATGTTGCTGGTGGCCAGAAGCCATCAAAGACCATGTATTGGGCGATGCAGCGTTTGCAAAATGAAGCATTCCGAATCGACCCTATCGTGGAAGATTTGGCCTTTGTACTTGAGCGTATGCCCCACAAATTCGTGGCTGATGCCTACGTAATCAACAACTCAATCTCATTGGTGAATGAAGTTGGCTATCTGGCTGACCTGTTCTCTGAATGGGGTGGCGATAGTCGTGGTCGTCTGTATCTGTTGGCTTGTGCTTCTGCAAACTCCCAGACGTCAGACCTTGCTCGTTCATTGTATTCTCACACAGTTGAGAATTGGGTGGAGAAAGATTCCGATGCGTACCATATGTTTATGGCTGAATTGGAAGAATGTGCTGGCACGGCTGAATGGGCTTCTGCTGATACTCTTACCAACATCGCTCTTGATGTACGTGGTTATCTCCTTCATGTTATCAACTTACCAGAAGATATGCAGCCTGCTAAGCCCTTTACTTTAGCACGTGTTGCTTGTGACTGGTACAAGTTCGAAACCGAAGGTAAATGCGACAGTCGTGTATCCTTTGGCTTAGATGCCAAGAACTCAGGTACTCAGTATCTGGCTGTATTGGCTGGTGATTTGAATATCTCTGGAGCTACTGGTATCACCACTGGCTCTGACAAAGTTGCTGACCCTTATGTTCAGTCTTTGAACTTCTTGAAGAAGAACGTAAGCATGTCTAACTTTAAGTTGGATATGGACCAGCTCAACCGTAGCTTGGTTAAAACTCCGTACATGGCCATTCAATACCGTGGCACAGTTCAGGCCCTGCTTAACAGCAAGGATTGGGTTGAAGCAATGGAAAAGACTGGCCTGTTTGAAGGTTGCCATAATCAGAAGACTTGGGACGAACGTGCCCGTGCCTTCTCTGAAATGATGGTGGCTTCAATCTACGAAGCACTTGGCCCGCAAATCATTAACTTCATTGAGGAGTTGGAAGAGGCTGTTCGTTACATCCTCGTCAAGCATGACATTACTCACTTTGATTATAAAATGAGTGATGGCTTTGTTGTTCACAAGCCTTGCTATAAGAAGTGGGTGGTGGATGCACCAGAAGCTGTTCGTGTTGACCTGAAATCCCGTGTCATCTTTGGTGACATGAAGCAGGACAAGCCGTGGCAAGTTCGTGATGCCAAGCCGAGTGGTGAAGAGTTTATCCGTACCTTCATGGTTAACTTCATCCAAGGTATTGATGCTCTGGTATGTCGTACATTCGTCAAGTATGCTCAAGAAGCTGGTATTCGTGGAATCACAGTGATTCACGATTGCTTCCGTTCATGCTTGGGTGATGCGCCGAAGCTGAAACAGGTGATTGCTGACGTCTACATGGATATCTTTGTAGGTGATGGTTCATCTGTAAACCGCCAGCTGGAACATCTTCGTGATGAACTGGTTGCAATGGGTGCACCGACCAATCTGTTTGCCAAGTATGGCAAAATGAATGGTGTGTGTGGCATGGATAACGAATCCTTCAAGGATTGTATGTATCATGAGAACTCTTACTACTTTTGCCAATAATCTTGGCAAGGTTTGTTTGTTGTGCATGGGGGTGGCCTTCTGGCTGTCCCCTCCTCAATTTGCAGCGATGGCTATGTTCGCAGTGTATGCAGTATTCAGGGCCATCACCCTGTTGATTTCAGGCTATGGTTTGTTTCATACGCCAGCCCGAAGCAATGTAAGTGCATATATCAGTGAGTCTCGACACCATAGGAATTGGTTCGGACATTAGTTGATAATGGACTAAATAAATCAATCTGGAGTTTGGTATGATTTCTCAGAAAGCTACTATGAACCATCTGCAACATCTGCTCACCCACATTATCATTAAGAAGTTGGGTGTCTCTCGTTGCAAGGCCAGCAAGAAAGCTCGGGCCCTGCTCAAGTACGTGGAAAAAGATTTCGTTGAAGCTAAGAGTTGGAACACCTGTGTTCACACTCGCCTGATTGTTAAAGACTTCAACGTCGGCAACATCCTCGGCTTCTTTGATGTACACAAAATACCAGCCGACTTGGACAAGTTGAAAAACGAAATTGTTTGGGGTAAGCGGGATTGATTGAAATAATCAGGGTAGCTGGCTGGCTTGCTGGCTGCCCTGTTGTTGAAATAGCCGAAATGATGTGTGAGAAGTCACTCGTCCCTGTTAAAAAGGTGAATAAGATGCAAACCGTTAAAGCTTATACAGCTGTTGGCTCACGTGAAACTCCTCCTGATATTCTTACGCTAATGAAGCGTATTGGGTATCGTATGGCTCAATTGGGTTATGTTGGTCGTTCAGGTGGTGCTGATGGTGCTGACTCTGCTTTCTATGAAGGCTACGTTGTTGCAAAACAGCATGGATGCAACAAAGGCAACTTTGAAGTGTATCTTCCTTGGGAAGGTTTTAACGGTTTGTCTTTGAACACTCCTGAAATGGTGAACACTAAGCGCAAAGCGAATTACAATGATGCAAGGGAAGTTGCGTCACAAATTCATCCAGCTTGGCATCGTTGTACTGATGGAGCAAAGGCTCTACATATTCGCAACGTGTATCAATTCTGGGGGCATGATTTGCAATCGCCAAGCCGTGTTCTTATCTGTTGGGCTCCACTCGGACAGTATGCAGGCACTGTAAAAGGTGGCACTAATACTGCTGTTCAGATGGCCCGTATAGCAGGGACTCCTGTATATAACCTGTTGGTTGATGCAGATAAAGAAAAGCTGCTGAAATTATTGGGTATGGGGAAATATCTGTGAGTAAATGGCTAAGACCTCGTGACCCATTTAATAGTGGGCATCACTTAATATTGGATGGAGATATGTTGCGTATCTCCCCTAATATGACAGAAAGTACGGTCATGTATAAAGTGTGTTCCTCACTTGATATACGTAATGCGATATTGCAAAGCCATAAAGTATATATCGCAATAGGTGAAAATCTTTACGTCCTCAAAGACCGAGAATTTGGTCACTGTGATTTCAGGAGAAGTTAAAATGGCTAAGATGAAAGTGGATTATAGCATTTCATGGGTAAAAAGTGGTGAGCCAAAGAACAAATACTGGGGCCTCACACTGGGTCGGGTAAAGCGCATGATGCGTGGAAAAGGTATGGTTATCTCCCGTAGTGGTAGCCGCTGCTATAGTATTCATCGTAATGGTGAATATATTGGTGCGTTCTACCCAGCGCATAAAGACCTGCCGTCACGCCTGTATCATTGGCCGCTTGGTTGGAAGAAGTAGTGTCAGGAGATTTATCATTGTGGAACATCACCACAAAGGATAATGATGGCTTTTACAAGTTGACATGGCGGGCTAAAGTAATGGGTCGGTTTCCTACATGGAGGCAGGCCCATGCCTACAAATTGTCAATTTATCAACGTGTAACACATGAAGGTAAATTAAAGTCATGCACAACGCGAAACCGGCCTATTGCTTCTATGAGACGTTCGGATACAGGAACACAACCAAAATGTTCCGTAAGACCTCATGGATTACAATGCGGGTGGAAGTGTTTTTGGTTGCAGGTAAAAAGGTGTATATTCGGAAAAGGGTAAGGACAGCATGTCTTTGCCAATGCCCACAAACCAAAGAAACACTTTGGAAATATTCAATCAACACAGCACTGGCCATAAAGGTTGGTGATGAAATGGACTATTAATTATGCACCAATACATGTTTGTGAAAGAAATGCTGGGTGATGGCAAAGCTGGTAAGGTCTATCACATGATAGATATCAGCAATGAAAACACCTACCGTGCAATCACTTCGATTCAGGCATTTACCAACCGTTGGCTGAATATTTGGTATAATGGTGACCGTCAAGACCAATGCCGGTATGGCTCAACCAACGAAAGGAATATTCGTTGTGATGTTGCAACCATATCCCGAATGAAAGAGAAAGGGGTTGATTGGGATTACCCAGAGGTGCTTTGCTATGATTCTGTAGAAGAGTTCTTTGCAGCAATCGGATACGATAAAGCAAACTCTTCCCAGCGCTCTATCACTTTCACCAACGGTGTTAAATACACCTCCGCCAATGGCAACCAGAAAGGTAACGTGTGATGAACAACTGTCCTGTGATGTTGCATGATGTGACCCATAATGATTTATATATGCAAATTAAAGAGTGGGCAATTTCTAAAGGTCTGTCCCTGACGATGTATGATGAAGGAGAGATTAATGAAATGTTCTCCGTCGTAAATGCATCCAATGATGTATGCAGTGACCTGAAACTCTTTATTGGGCAGTTATCCGAACAGTATCCAGATACCCTCTTCCATGACAATGAGTGTGATGTACTGTTCGAAGAAGGTGGAGAGTTTCTGGTTCTTTATCCATGTATTTATGCAGGTACCAAAAACGTCCCATACAGCCGATACAACTTGGCAGTTTACAGCTGGTAAGCTTAACAGGAGTCCTTGACAACAGGGGCTCCGATTAAGTTTAGTTGAGAATGAACTTAACTGAGGAATTCATTATGAAGTATCACACTGGTAATATCCTTGACCAAATTGGCAAGGTAAGTGCAATCTGCATCACAACCAATGGCTTCGTTAAAAACAATGGTGAAGCTGTAATGGGAATGGGTATCGCTAAGCAAATGGCTGAGAAGTTTCCTGAACTGCCTACTCTGTTGGGTCGTGCTATTCGTGCGAATGGCAACTGTGTAAACTATCTCATAACTTTGCAAGGCCATACTGGTCATAGTACCCGTATCTATTCTTTCCCAGTGAAGCCTGTGTCTTTACTGGTGCCAAATCCAGATGCAATCAATCGTCTGGTTGTTAAACATGCCCAAGCTAAGACAAATGTTGGGGCAACTGTTCCGGGATTTCATTGTAAGGCCAATGTTGAAATCATTCGCCGTAGTGCTCTGGAATTGTTGGAAGTTTATAAATCTGACAACCTTTCACATGTTCTGCTCCCACTTCCGGGATGTGGTGCAGGTGAATTATCCTTTAAGCGTAATGTGGAAACTATGCTGCTGCCAATTCTGGCAAGTGATAAGTTCCATCTTATGTCATTCAAACCCGAGGACTTTCGGAAATGAGCAACAAATTCTTTACTCGTGATGAAGCTCACGAACTGATGAAGCAAGGCAAGAAAGTTAAGCACGCATCTTTTACCTCTCGTGAGTTTCTACATATGCCTTGTGGCTTTATCATTCGTTGTGAGGATAATTGCAACTTTGAAGAAGGTTGGGAAATGCGCCGTGGCTTTGTTTGTGGCTGTAACTGGGATATCGGTTGGAGTATCTATGAGCCTAAGTAATGACAACGCCAACAGGAGGCGATACCGGCACGTTCGAGCCAAAAGCGGTACAACCGCCTTACCCATATCTCGACGTTGCCCAGCACGCTCTCAGGGGCCTCAAATGCGCCTTCCTGAGCGGCCCTGTACGGCCCCGTTTTTGTACCTGTAGGGTAGCCTAGGCAGACCCCTGAAACGCCCTGAGAGGGGCAGGCAGGGGCCTTGCTGACTATGCCTGACACCGATTTGACCTGATGCCCTAGTGGAGGAAGGAGTAATTTAAATCCAATCCTTTATTTAAGTAGGTGTGATATGAAAGTAATTAATATCCGTACTCATTCCATTCCTGAACATGACTATGTTTATGTTGGTCGCTCTGGTCAAAACGCTGTAACCAAATACGGCAATCCTTACACTATGCACGTAGAAAGTGAACGTGCAGATGTAATTAAGCTGTTCCGTGACCATGCTTGGAAAATGCTCCAGACTGGTGAATGGAAAGAGTTGGAGGTTATCGAAGAACTCAATGGTAAAGTATTGGGGTGCTTCTGTGCTCCGAAACCTTGTCATGCTGAGGTACTTGTTGCACTGGTTCAATACCTCTGTAATAAGCACGGCATTCCTTTTATTGAAGCATTAGTTGATAATGGAGATAAAGATACCAAAAGGTCTAATGCTCAAAGTCAACTTGGGATGGGTGTACGTGCGTTTGAAATATACGCGCAAACCCGTCCATTAAACGGAATCCTTGAAGGCGATATGCCTGCAATTCCAACATTCATTTAGTGGGGAGAAAACACATGTCATATACTGGCGTATTGTTCGTAAACGAAAAGAAAACTCTGGATAAGCATCCAGACTATCGTGGCCAGATGGAGGTCGATGGACGCAAGTTCTGGATTGCCTCATGGGTCAAAGCAACTGGCAAAGGCCAAGTTCAGTCTTTGAACATCGAAGAATTTACGGAAGAAGATTACCGTAAATCCGCCGATATCGCTGTAAAGAAAGCAGAGGAAGCGGCCCTGTTGGCACAGCAAGAAGCCGCGCGTCAGACTCAAAGCGTACAGTCACGTTGGGGTGCTCCTCCAACAACTGCTCCCAGTCCTGCCTCGACAGCTACGGTTCAACAGCCTGCGCCTATTAACCAACTGCATGTCCAACAAGTTCAGCAAAACGCTCCTGTAGCCTCTCCGGTTTACAACGAGCCGCCCGCTGATTTCGACGACGACATTCCCTTTTAAGGAACGATTCCGTGGGTAAAACTGTTAAAGCAAACGGTGGGGACAAAGTCTCCGCCGCTAAAAGCAAGTTCTGGAAAGAACTCCGTAAAGCAAAACGTGGTCGCCGCGCTGGTGAACTCGAACTGGGTGGTAAAGATGAGTAGACCGGTAAAAGTAATTCAACCGCACTTTCCTCTGAGTTACGTAATGTCTCCAGAGGTAACAGCGGCTTGGGTGGAAGCCTACCTGAAACAGGGCCCCGATATGGATGTGGATAGCCATGCTGAATTTGCTGGCATCCTCGGCCTTACTCGGAGTGAGGCAAAACAGTTGTGCTATCAATATATGCACACTCAGCCGTTCCTGAAATACATCCACTTCTCTGCAAAAGAGGCTGCGTACTGGTATGTACTGAAAACCCTGAAAGGCAAGACGCGAGTCAATGCAATATGGGTGCTCACTAAAATCCGTATGCATATGGAGAAGAAGTATCAAGATTGCACAGCAACGCTGTTTGCGAAGAAAGATACTTCCCAGCTTTAACAGTAAGCTCGAAGCCATTAGAAATAGTGGCTTCTATGATTATTGTCAAAGGAGGACACATTGTGTCTGATATAACAGATGAGCAGGAACTACTGCTTGCAATACTTAAGGAGTGGATTAAGGAGCTTGATGCCTCTTATCTGGCCAAAGAGGATGTTATCGTTTACTGGGGTAAGAATCCAGATAACGAAATTGAATCTGATTGGCAATTCCTGAAACTTCCTCAGGCTGCTCGTATCATTAAGACAACACGCGTACCTTTCCACCTGATGCGGAAATGTAATGCTGAACTCCTCCTTCTGGCATTCCAAGAGGAAGACAAAGTATTCGTTCAAGGTGTAAATGGCCACACTGCAAGGCAGGGGTGTTTCTCTTTTGAACGTCGCCGACCTCAATGGGAGTGTCCGTACAAAACAGTCATTGTGCGTATCTTTGCTGAATTGAAGAAGATGCGTAAAAATGTGCGTATGTTGGATTTGCGCCAGATAGTTATTCGTTGCCTGAATCATTTGGGTGAGGAAATGCCTGGGACTGTGAAACTCAACAAACAAATCAATGCGGTTGTTGAACAACACACTGAATTTGAAGTACGCATGTACGAAAACCGCTTCATGGTTAAGGGTATATCCATTACTGGGTATAAGCATCCTGAAATCTATGCAGTCCTCGAACTCACTCCGGAAATCGAAGAGCAATTGGTTCGTTCAGCTCTCGAGAACTGACGGAACAATTAGTTGATAATGGAGAGAAAGAATGAGTGCTGAATTTCACAGAAAGATGCAGAACTTCATCAATAGCAGCTCTGCTACTGTTGGGGCATATCTGCATTGTTGGGAACTTATCCTGACAGGTAAGTTTGAAAAGTCTGCCGTAGCCTCCCTCAAAACTACTTTGTCGGATTGGCGGGCGAAAGAGGGCAAAGAAAAACTTAAAGATGCATTATCTATGTATTCGGCAAGTGTGGCCTACTTCCGCCTTGGTACTGATGTGCACTCTTGGAAAGATGGGATTAAGCAAGTAAGAGTTGGGATGATAGTTGACCCCACCTCCGATATAGTCCCGTTGCACATGTCAATTCTGCGGGGCATGTTCTCCAGAAATGACCTGTGGCCTAATGAAGGCGCAAGAGATAAAGCATGGGTTAACTTCCGTGGGCAATTCTGTGCAAGTGAGATGGATACCTTCAAATCGTTTCCGTCCAACTTTGAAAAGGATGCCGAGTTGGCAGATGAAGTTCTAGGTAAGCGTGCCACTCAAAAGGCTGCGGCTTTCGCAGTAAACTATGGCGACCTTGAAGAACGGATTGCAAAAAATGTCAAACTGCCAGAAGGTCACTACCAAGCTATTTGGGATGATTGTAAAGACGCCCTGATTGAACAGGCATCCGGCGAAGCCCTTGAACAAATAGCCACTAATCTGGGTTGTTCATTGGATATACTGAAAGGCCGGTCTGTAACTATGCGGATTAAGACGGGCAAAGACCATATGCCAGCAATACAAGTTCTGAGTCCTACACCCACGGACTTAGACATCAACTTCGAAATCAAAATTCCTGTGGAGGAAACCAATATGTCTACCCAACGTAAACTCGTACGCCTGACCATCATCGACAGCGACAGCGGTCTGAAAGTAGAGCACAGCATGGTTCATACCTCTGAGCCGTTCGTCTCCGAAGACGACAATCAGACTACCATCATGCAGTATCTGTCGGAGCAGCCTATGACTGAAATCCTGGCCAAGCACAACAACATTCGCAAAGAGCAGGTGGATGAAACCATCCTCAAAGCTACCGGTAACACCGTTAAGCTGCGCGAAGTGAAGCTGAAAGACCTGACCATAGAAGTTCGTCCGGTCTAATCAAGTTCGGCGGGGAAACCCGCCTTTCTGGAGAAGTGTATGAATATCAGTATGAAAACTGGCCGTGTATCTTTCAATGCCGAAGAGGTAAAGGATATGCATGGCTCTCTTAGACGTGCTCGTGATATTCTGGATGCCTTCGAAAAGGGCCTCCACCCAGTTCAGGTAAAAGCTGATTTTATCAGTTTTGATATATTCACGTATAAAGGTTATATGACCTCTGTATGTGCAGCGTCTGCCAGTCATGCCGTACAATGGGCCGTAAAGACCTTTGGTGGGCATGAAATTCTTTACCGAGCTGTTGTAACCAAATAGCTTTAGTTGCTAATGGAGAAAAAGAATGAGACCGACCTCTCAAGAAATAACCACCAAGCTGGCCCATCTTCTTGACGACAGTCAGGACTTGCTTGACCAAC